GTTCGTTTGAGACTGGTTGTTCTGGACTTGGGTTTTCTTCAGATGGTTGTTCTTCGGTTGGTATTGTTTCTGTCGCTAAATTTTCATTGGTTACTTCTGCTCTATTAGTTATTTCATTATTCACAGATTCCTGAGATACGGCATTTCCCTGATCTTCTCTAACTTCCCCGGCAATTGTTATTGAATCATTCATAGTATAGATATCATTATATTCACTGATATAAAGTGTTTCTTCTATCTCATTAAATCTTGTACGATTTATAAGTTTTAAATAGCTACTTTCTTCTCTTACAAGCTCATAATTAAGAAGTTGTAGTTTTTTACTTTTGTTTTTAATATCAGCATAATTGATAGCTTCCTGAAATAGAAATGTATAAAATACAAAATTAGGTTTATCAGCATCAATTTTAGACATGTTTGATACAAATTCAACACCATACAATATTTCAATATTTGCATTTTGCGAACCAAGAGATTCGCTTGAAAACGTGTCATCGTTGTCTATATTTTGTTTTACTGTAAAAAAACATAATTTCTGTTTGCCTGTTATTGGGGGCATTTTATTTACCGAAGTAATTATCTGTGAACCTGGTAAATTATCCTTAGTCATGATATATGTATATCTTTTATCTGTTGGATCATAAATATATTTATAATTATTTTGCTGTAATATTTTTTCTAATTCATATTCATCTGCTGTTGCAAATGCTATTTTACTTTCTGAAAGCAATTTACCATTTGCAATGTTATCAGACGTTGCTATATTATAAGGAAACTGTGGTGCTCTTTGGTTTGCTATTGTTTTTTCGAAATAACAAGGAGTTGAAATCTTTGTTAAGTCTATCATTGAATCATAGTCAAGCATAATTTCGTCGTTAACTTTGGAACCTAATATTAAACCAAAGATACTTTGGGCTAAAGTTGGTACTATTCTCGATTGAATGTCGTTTGACATTTAAATGTAACTCCTATTTAAAAATTAATACGGGGAGTAAAATAGTCTTTTGAACGAACTTCTGATAATTGATCAAATGCTGAGAGATAAAAACTAAAGGAAGCACTATCAATCGCTAAAAGAATATCTGGTTCAAATCCTTCTGCTATAAATTCCCATGTTTTATTTATAACATTATCCATTTCGGTTGTTACAACACCCTCACCAACTATACGAATTCCATATATTGCTTTAAATAGTATATAACCTATTGCTCCGTTTTCTGGAATGCTATATGAATATATATGAAATGGAGGAAATTGATCTGGATATAAATTTGTTCCTTTAACAAATTTAAGTAAATCTTTATTCATTTCTTTGTTTTGCTCACTAAAATATTGATTTATTGAGTATATTCTATTAGCATAATTAGTTATTAAACCAGACGATGGATCGCTTAATTCTATAGTTCCTGCTATTTTTCTAGTGCCATATGCTTTAATATTATTTCCTGTTTTTCCTGCTGATGGCATTTCGACGATTTGTCTCTGCATAGAATGTGATATTGTGATTCCACTATTTAATTTTTCATGGGTATAAGTATTATTGATAGCATCTTTAAATACTATATATATTTCAGTATTAGATGCATTAAACGAGCCAGCACTATAGTTCTGGTATAAAGAATTAGTTAATAAGTGTGGATTATTCTGAATTAACTTACTATATGTATTTAGTGATGTATCAACATTAATATTTTCACTATTATATATCATTACAGTAGTGTTGGTTGTTATTGTAATATTAAATATGCTCTTTAGGTCATCAAATGAAGGTGCCGCATATATTGTTTTAGATGTAATATTATTATTACTGATTACTTTATAATAACAAAGCAATTGTAATATAACAAATGCCGAAAAATAACTTTCTGTATTTACATTGGATAATTCGTATGTAGTTTCATCATTATAAATTATATTTATAGTTGCCCGGACACTTGTAAAATTTATATCATTTATTTTAATAGCTGTAAAACTATCGTATAGCATTGTACAAAAATCAGGAGTAACGGTTCTTATTGCCTCAAAATCTGAAAATGTATTAACTACTAGATTAATAACATCTTTATAGTTAGAATAACTTGTATTGTTTGATTGTATGGATTTAATAAAATTATCAGATTGAGCAGTTCCAGCTATTTTTTCTTTAATTACTGAATACAATAATTTATTAAAAGATTGAAATGATCTAGACGTTTTATTATATTGTTTTTCAAATGATAATAATTCTGACATTTGTTTAACCTTTATGTCTAATTAAAAATAGGTTAGTTTTATAAAAAAGGCGGATAATTAATTAAATATCCGCCTAATAATAACATATAATAATGATATTGTCAAATATAGTACAAATAAAAACTATTGATGATTAAGGAGTTGATTCCTCTCTCATCCATTCTGGTACGCCGTATTCTGTGTCAGCCGTTGTTCCTTCTTGACCAATTACAACGTTAGATTCTGTTATTCCAAATCCAGCAGCACCATTTTCCGCATAGTTTTCTATAATTTGACCCAAAGTATAAATACTAGCTGTAGTAAATCCGGTAGCTGGTGATGTTACATCTATTGGTCTAAAATGTTCCTTGTGTAATGCTAAATAAGTTGTTGCTGTTTGTGTAGAAGCATCATCCATAGAATATGAAGTTGCTTCGTTGATAAATTCAACACCAACAATTGCACCCCATCCAAGGTTTCCATATTCGTTTGCCATAACGATTGTAATATCAACCGGTAACATTTCATCAAGATATCTAGCCGGAGTTTTAACTACCTGAACTGGTTCGTTGGTTTGTACAGCAGACTTAAACGGATTGTTTTTAAGGTTGGTTAACCAATTTATATCATCACCATGAGCATAAAACTGATGATTTTCATCTTGCATCAATTCATACATTGGTTCCCTATCAAAAACTTGCATTTGAACTGATCCAGCTAGAGATCTTTTTCCTCTAGAAATAGATCTAGGGTTTTTATTTCCCATTGTATAAACCGGAACCTTTTCTCTTGTTACTGATACTGTTAAACCAACAACTGTATTTACTTGCCAGTTATCAAATCTCATTATCATATCACATCCTGAATTGGATGAATATGCTTTTGTAAAAGCTGCACCTGCTGAAGCCATTTATTTCCTCCTATTATTCTTCAATTACTTCGCCTTTATCAACTGATGTTTCAATTTCAGCACCAATCAATTCAGCGAAACTATAAACTTTTAATCCAATTTTTGCTTCTTTAGTTATTGTATCACCAACAAAATTTATTGTCACTTCAGCATCTCGTAAAATTGAATTATTTACATAATAATTTTTCATTAGATTGTTAAGTCCCAATCTTAAAGCTATACCATTGTCAGATATAGGTTTTCCAATATGAGGTATAATATATGCTCTACATCTATCAATAGCATCATACAATATTGCATTAAGGCCTTGTCGTCTGTATTGAGATTTAACATTTGCTGCTGTTGGTGCATCAAAGTATTTTATTACTATTGTTCCATCTAACTGGTAGTAATAATATGCAAAACAGTATCTCATACTCTTCATTCTATTGAAAATATTGATATCGGTATCAAATGCTAAACTTGCAATAGCAGATGGTGCAGAGTTTAAAGTAATTATAGGATAACCTAAAGGATTTACTACACTATTAATAAGTTTTGCAGCAAGAATATGAGTAGCAGAATCAAAATACATAGACATTGTTGCTGGTCTGATGGAAGGTTGTGCTTTTTCTCCCATATGAGGAGCCAAAATAATAAACATGGAAGCAAATGCCGAAGTAGCCTCTGCCATGTTATTATAATGTTTTGCATCAACAGCAATTAAATTAGCCAAATAATTGTTTTTAGCAAGAGTAAGATTTGCATAGTCTTCTGCTTCAAATCTTTTATTACCAATAACACATTCACAATGACAAACGTTTGTGTTTTTATAAGTAAGATAATCTTTTGTCCTTTGTAAATAGTCAACAAGTTTAACCTCTGGTTTGCCTGTTACTGCGTTCATGATAGCTGCGGTCGAATCAACATACATCCCCGCTACCTGAATATATCTAGCAACAAGACCATATGATGCATTAAAACCTTTTAAAATAGAATCACGATAAGCTGTTTCAGTTAATTTAACATCAGTTGTTCCACCAGATAGATTTGTTTCAGCAGTAATCTTAGGAAATGCTGGGATACAATTAAAAACAAATGATAATTCATCGGTATCTACCATTTCTAATGAATTTTGAATTACCAAATCCCCGGTTAATTCATTTATTGTATAATCAGAATATTCACTTAATTCAGTACTTGAAAGATATGTTATTGAAATAATATTAGGTAAAGCGGCATTAAAACGTATTTCTGAACCATATACAAAGTACTGATTTTTAACACTTAAAACAATATCATTGGTTGTTTGTGCTTCAACCAAATCAATATCATATGTATATGAAACTTTGTAAGTATCTCCTAAAGCATAACCAGCAATATTTATAAATTCAATAGTGCCAGTAGAATCAGTAAAAATATAATAATCGTCTTCATCTGAATCATCAGTAATAACTGTTTCAACCCCTAATGCTGATATTTTTTTAACAGATGTAAATGTAACGTTAGGAACAGCGGCTTTATAAACAGTGTCAGTAAAATATTTTAAAACATTATTTGGTGCTGTGTCTGCTATCTTTCCTTTACCAATATCCGCAACTGGAACAGTATACACAATTTCATCTGTAATAACAAATTTAGAAGTTATGATAGTATCAGTAGCTGTTGATTTAATTGGGGTTTTTGTAAGATATAAAATAGATAATCCAACGCTTTCTGATTGATATGTTGCTATTCCATTTAGAGAAGCTGATACTATTGATTTAATCTTTCTATGTAAACTAAATGTTGAACCGCTTTTTGCGTCTGAGAAAAGGTTATAATGTCTATTAATTACTTCCCCGGTTTTTGTTACTGGGATAACACTATTAGTAGAAACTGTTTCATAAGATAATGTTACATAATTTCTTAATTCAGAAACAGTATTAAAATAATTAATAGCATCGGCAATGTTTGTAAATGTTTTACTATCATATGATTCAGAATCACTAAAATAGACAGTATCAGTCACTAATCCACATTTTAAAGTTATTGATTCTGGTGAAGTATTTCCTTCAATTATAACCGACCAAGTATTAGCTTCCTCATTAGCTTCATTAGCTGTAATTGTAATCGACTTAACTGCTTGTAAAGTTTCATTAAACCTATCTTTTAATGGCATTTCGTCGATATCTAATGTTGCCGATTTTGATTGACCTATTCTAATACCATAAAAATCATATTCTTGAAGAACTTGTGATTCATAATCCCATATTAAAGTAAATAAATCAAAAGCCTCTCTTACCAAAGATCTATTATAAAAGTCTTTTTGAGCTGGATCTGTATAATCTGGAATAGTTCCAAATATTTCCCCAACAGTGTCGGGAGTTATTTTTATTCGTTGGTACATTTTACCCTTAGTGGCAAGACCAAATATAATCACAGCCTTTCTAGGTGAAACTGCTGTTGATAATGATGGATTGGAGCCATCAATAAAGTTTGATATAATATTAGCCATGAAATTCTCCTTGTTTATTAATTAAATATTTTCTATTATGCTAACACTCTCGTCTAATGCTTCGATTGTTATATCATCAAGATATGCATCAACTGGCATTAACATTATGTCTTGAATTTTAAAATAAAAAATTAATTCTTTATATGACAATCCTAAAATTTTATCTATATTTTCATTATAACTTCTATTATCAATTGGCATACCATAAGAAAACGAGGTATTTATACCATATTTACCAAATAATTTTCTCATGTAATATAAATTATGTTCCAACGTTTTCATTAGACGATATGCTAAATTGTCCGATTTACTAAAACATTTAAACGATACTAATACATCTCTCCATTGTATATTCATTTCATATTTCTTTTCACTTTCTTTATCTTCTACTATTGCACTATCAGGAGTATTATGATATGTTACATCTCTGACACCTTCAAACGGAGATCCTCCAATTCCTGCTGGTTCGTCTCTAATGATTGCCATTAATATTATATCTGGCAATGTTTTACTGGACGTTTGACTTTTTAAGTTTAATAAATATGTCTCGTTATATTCATTAAGCAATAATGTTTTTCTCGGAAAAAGTGTAGGAACAACATTATTAGCTGATATAAGAGCTCTTATTAAAAACTCAATTAAAGTTGTACATCTAACAGCATTTGAAACAGTATGATAATCAACTTTAACAATATTACTATTTTTTATATCCATATTAAACTTCTTCAATTGGCATTAGTGCATATTCAATAGAATTATCGAGACCATGTATTAGTATCATTTTATTTGTTCTGTAAACGGTTCCTATTGTATTTATTTTAACCGCATTATCAACAGTCAGATTCTTATCGTTAGCATTAGAAAGTAAATAAATAAATTCCCCTCCCCCACCACTAAATAAATTAATATCCTCTTTACGAACTATCATATATCTCTCTTCTAGAATAGCTTCACCAAGATTTTCAACAGTTTCAGAAGTTGTGACTCTAGAAATTTCACCTATGCGTGTTTTTATAAGAAATTTCCTAGTAGCAACGTCTTCTTTATTATTCTTTACTTCAACTAGAACATATGAAGCAAATCTATAATTGCCGTCAAACGATTGATTAATTAAAAAATCCATTGGATTAAACATTCTTTCTCCGTTTTATACATCACTTCGCCATTCTATCGGATATCCAATATCATATAAACTCTTAACAGCACTACATCCATATCTATTCAATAAAGCCTTCATTTCAGTTTCAATGGTATAAAGTTCATTGTTTAATAATGTCATTTGGACATTATTTTCACTTGGTGAATGAAATGTTATACTAGCACCAAGCAAAGTTTGAGATTTTATACCATTTGATGACATAATTGTCCCGGCCATTCTTTCTTTATTAAGTTTCAATAAAATATACTTCTCACTTAAATAAAAAAATACCGTTGGATATGAAGTTGAAAAAAACGCTGGATTTGTATAAATTGCTATTGATTCTTTATAAACAATTGAATATACTTCATCATCACTAAGAGAATCACCATTTGCTAAATGTGATCTCACGGACTCGGGTGTTATGAAAAAGACATCTATTGGGGAATAATAATAATAAGAAATTGCGGGGGTAACACCCATATTGGTTTCTATCGCACCTTCGTCTAAATATATTGTAATCTTACGGTTTCTAAAAGTATTATCTGAATTAACAAAATTATTTAATGTTATAAACACATAATTATCTTGAGACTCGATTGTAATGTCTTCTTCGCTATTACCCCCGCTAAGCAAATTATCTGAATATACGTGAAAATACTCCGTTGTTGTTTTGGTTATTGCGTCGGGAACAATAACATATATATACGGTTCAACCTTAGTAAATATTGTCTTAGGATACTTTGTTGGTTTAAAATGTATATCAGTAATAAATGTTGTTTGTTCTACGTCTGGTGGAATTATTTCAGGATTGTCTTCTTCGCTTGGGGGTGTGTATGTTAATGTGTTTGTTGTATAATTGAATAGTATATTTCCATTTAATACATCATTATCAATGGATTTTATACCATCATAATAATTATCATTTACATTAAAGTCTCCCCGCAATACCAATGTATGTTTAGTATTCATATCGAGTAAGACATTCGGAACAACTTTAACAACGCCTACAACATTTCCATCTATTGTTTTGGTTGAATATGTTATTGTTAATGGCACTAAAACAGAATGTTCATTTGCTAGCATTATTGAATCGGATAGATTTGACTGATCTAATTGTTTGTCAAACACTATCTTAAATTGCTGATTAATATAAATTGTTGAATTATTTTCTGGATCAATGGATAATATATTTAATAATGCCATTGCCTTTCCATATGTTTATTTAGATATTTTATTTATTATCTTATCAAATTCTTTCATTGTCTCATTATAGAGTTTTTCAATAATTGGGATATCATTTTCTTTAGTGAGTTCTTTTGCTCTCTCAAATTCGGCAAGAATTACTGTTGGCAGAAATTCTTTCAAATCTATTATATCTGAATAATTATTAAAAATGCGTTCAATTACAGAAGATGATAATTCCCTAGATATAAACATATCGTTTATTATGCCACATATTTCGACTTTAGCATTTTCAACGTTTATTACATCTTTAATATCTTCAACTTCTTTGGGTTCTTCAATCTTTTCTTTTGGCTTAACAATTACTATTTCTTTTAAAAGTAACCCTTTAATAATTGTCATTAGATTGGGATCTGTTTTTTTAAACACATGATCTATTTTATTCCCGCCAATCCTAGATAAAACCACGTCTCCAACTCTAAAATATAAAGAGTGATCGTTTAATTTTACGTGAAATTCATCTGGTATATTCTTGTTTAATAGCTTATTTAAATAAAATGTAACCGGTTTATCGTTAATGAGAATGTCATTATCAACCATTCCCCTGACCCCGGCATTTATTATTTCATAAAGCACAATATCGTCTGATTTAACTATAGCAGTAGGATTCTTTTTAGTTAATACAACATTTCGTTTTTCCCATCGTATTGCACCATTTTGCAGGGATAATTTAACATCATATACCTTAGTTTTTTTATTCTCTTTTTTATTAGAACCAGTTTCATTTACAGTACTAGAGTCTAAATTGTCTTTTGTTTCAATTTGATTAGCTGCTTTAACACTGGCATTATTATCAGCTTCATTTTTAATTTTCCCCAATTGATGCTGTTCGTCAGTGCTAATGTTTTCGGTTTTTTCTTTTTGCTCATTTCCGTTAACAATTTTTTCTTTACTCATTTTTAACCATCCTTAGAATTGATTTAATTACCATAATTAAAGGATCAAGCGGGGCTCTAACCCCGCTGTCCTTGATTAATTTATTCGTATACTAAGCAAACAATCCAGTAAACATAGCATCAGGATCGCCACCAGCGTATGCAGGATAAGCTGCTGGTTCAGTTGTGATGTTATATGTAAAATTAAAATCGTAGCTGGAATCAATAACGATATTCTTAATTACACCAACACCACTGCCTTTATTATATATGCCAATACCAAATTGCTCAACTATTTTCCAAAAGTTGACATCATTGGCAGGAGAATCCCATTCGGTTACTTTTGGACCAAATCTATTAAAGAAGGCACCAACATTATTAGAATCAATTAAATATAGATTGGTTAAGTATTTATCCTTTGCATCCCCGGCAGTTATTGCTTTATATGGAACCCATGGAGAAACAATTATTTTTATTGGAGAACCAGTATCAAATATATCTTCCTCAAATGTAGCACCATACATAGCAAGAGTTGGAAAACCATTTTCAAGCAGTCCAAGAGGGTCAGTCATAGTAGGATTACCAAAAGCACCAGGACCTCGTTTAAAGAATTTGTTATTTGTATATGGCCAACCAGGAGCAGCTTTACCTCTAGCTGGTTTGTAAAAGTTAATATCAGATGGTAATCTTGTAGTTGACTCAGTAAAATAGAGTTTAAACATCATATATGCCATTGGATTGATCATAATTGTATCATAATAAATGTCTCTCATGTTTGCCCATGCCAGATCCATTGCAAGATCTGCTGGAGACAATGTTCCATTAAAAGCACCACTGATACCTCTACCTCTTGTTGGGCCGAGTTGTGATGGTCCATTGTTATCTTGAATTATAATTGACTTAAGATCAAGTGCAACCATCGCCTTTCTTTCTCTATTTCTAGCAAAAGCATTTCTAGCTTCTTGCATCCAGTATGAAAGAAAACCCCAGCTATCAGCATCTATTGCTTCTTGGGTCATACCAATACCAACACCATATTTTTTGAAACCCAATGCTAGTCTTTCACCAGTTGCGTTTACATCAAAGATTCTCATTGGAACAGTGCCACCTTCAGCAACTTCAGCAACATCAAAACTACCAAAAGATTTGACGTCAACATCAACAGCTTTGACAACAGGAATCTCATCAAACAAATTAGCAATCTGTGTTACAGGAGAAATAGGATTTCTGATATAAGTTTCAATTACCGGCTCAACAAATTGTTTAATTTCATTCGATGTTACAAAATCTCTAAGAGTTATGTATGAACCATCTGGCATCAAACCATTTGAATCAATTGCATGGCAAAGATCACTAACGAACTTTGCACTTTCATCAAACTCTTCTTGTTTATCTGTCACTCTTTTTCGATCTTCCTCATTGTTAACATCAATCTTGGCTAAATCGGCTACCTTGATTTTCTGAAAACGTTCTTTAAAAGTATCTGATAAAATTGGATTATATTTAATCATATTATTCACTCCTTAAATATTAACATTAATTGTAGCAAGACCAAAATCCCCGCTCTGAATATATCCCTGGATATCTTCAACAGTTGGAGATGCTTTTACACCAGATGCTACTATTATTTTCTTAACAAAATCAAACAGATAGCCATATATACCACCTGTAGATGTGCCAGTTAACGCAAATTGTGGATCAACCTGTACACCATTCAAAAGTTGTCTTGGCATCCTATTGTCTAATGAAACTATTGAACCAACAGTAATAGGATCATAAATAACAACATCACCACCATCGCTCGCAACAGTATATGTTACTGGATTTGTGGTTGTTACATAGTTTCCATATTTATCAGATTGAACCAGTGCTCCATTAATATATGAAGCTGATGCATCTGGAATAACCAAAAATGCATATAATCCTAATACAGATTGATATCCTGCTTCATCTGTTGCCATTTTGTAATCTGCATCATTTATTACATATGGAATAGTTATATAACAAGTAGTTGCAATTGCAGATCCTTTGATAAAAGGCAAGTCATATGCTGCATACATACCAACAGGATCAAAATATAGATCACCTAGCAATATACCAGCTGGTCTTTTTGCATATTCTTCAATTCCAGTTGCAGAATCTGATGTAATGGTCAAAGTTTTTGTTACTCCTGCCTCCAAATCAGTTCCATCGGTCCATAAAATCCTATTAAATGCAACATCATAACTTGTAGCCAAAAACTCAATATCAGTACTAGTTGTATATGCTGCTGGTCTGATCCAACCTAATACGGTTTCATCATAACCATAGAAATGATCTCTATCAATTTTAAATGCTTCTCCGTCAACATCTTTACCTATATAAATATCTCCACTTTTTATTGGATCTATTGAAACAATAGTTCCAGCTGGTAACTGAAGACCGAGTTGTTCGTTTCGTAAATTAGTATTTAGAACACGTTGAATTGGAAGTCCAGGATGCCCCATAACTGCACCTGGGAGTGTTCTCACAATGGTTGAAGCATCGGCCAAAGGACTATGTCGTATTGAACGAATGGTAATACCACTGCCTGGGCCTAAAGGTTTGTTTGGTTCGCTATTTGTAAATTCCATGAAAATGCTCATAAAATCTCCTTAATATTAATTATTTTGTTTATTCTTTAGAATTTTTACTCTCTTAACAAACAATGGATCAATTTTGTCAGTTGAAACCGATTCCTGTTTAGCCGGAATATTAACATTGTCTTTTATTTTTGGTTCCACCTGTTCAGACTTTGGTTCATTTGTTTGTTTATCGTTCTTTTCTTTGGTTAAAAAATCAGAACGGCATTCAATTAGGGTTATAAACGATTCAAGCTCATCAATTGATTTCTTTTCAAGAACGCTATCCTCAGGAACAACGAATCCAGGTAAGTCAGTAATTAATTTTTTAATCTTGTCAATTAATGAGGTTTTATAAAACAGTCCGTTTTCCTCCTTAAGTGTATCAATTGAGGCAGTTAAAATTTTAACGGTCTCTTGTAATTGTTTGAATTCATTGTCTTTTTCCTGAATTGTTGCCTGTGCTTTAACGATTTTCTCTTCAAAAGAATCAACTTTAGCTTCTATTGAATTCAGAATATTATCTATTTTTGATAACAATTCTGAATTATCGTGTTTTTCCATATCTGACATGTTAGTTTTCTCCTTTTTAGAATTAGATTTTTCGCTTTCTATTTTATCTTTATTAGGATTGTCGTCTACATTTTTATCATTTTTGTTATCATTTATATTTGCCGGGGTTTTTGTTGATGTTTTATTATTAATATCATTGCCCGGCATATAAAACTTTTTAATAGTGTCATATTCGTAAACCATAATATTTTTATTAACGTTATCGCTAATGCTATTTATATTATACCCGCTTTTCTCACTATCACTGCCATAAATTTTAAAATATTCTGTTTTAGATTCTGGAGTTGCGGGGTTGGAAACATATGATATTTCTTTGAATACTTGATTACATACAAGATATGCTACTTGATTGTCATATTTTGTTCCAATTTCATGCTGAATGATGTCTTTTCCTTTTTGTTTATTACCGGTACATTTTAGACCTGAATATGCGTATTCAATATCAATATCTGAACCACATATTGAACATTTTGGCCTATAGACATAAAATCCTACTGATTTTGACCAAAATCTTTTATCTCTTATTTTATCGATTGCATCCTTATCGCTTACATATGAACCAACATAATTTACATTGTCATTATCAGTAGTATATAACACTCTTCCAATTGGTGTACTGGGTCCATCAAAAAAATTACTACCATCCAAATGTTCGATTAATAGTGGTTTATTAAACGGTTCCAACCAACTTTTTGCACCGATAATACCAAAATATTCATCGCTGCCATTATATTTTTCATATATTCTGTAATTTTTATTTGGCTTATTGTAAACAGTTGCAGTATCAACAAGAACTAATATTTGTTTAGTTTCAAGAATATTTTTATCAAGAAATAATTCCAATTCTTTAACTGTTTTATTGTATATGTTCTCGTATAGCTTTTTATTATCAGTTTGACTTGTTGCATCGACTAATTTAACATCACAAACCAAGTCTTTAGCAATATTATTAATTATTGTGTCGGGCATAGTATTATACCTCCAAGTAAGTATATATGTTATATTTAAGTTATATCAGTTAAAAAAGCAATGTCAAGTAATATTTATTCAAAATCTATTCTTTTTTTTCATCTATTGGGGAGTTTTGCGGGGTTATTATTGAAACGTTGAATAAAAATAGTTATAGCGGGGGGGTTTAACATAGTTCATTCATCTACCAAGATTATATCATAATTTAATTTAGCTGTCTATTTTTTTATAATTAATTGAAAATTTAGTTAAAAATGAAATATAGTTGAAAAAAAATTATTAATAATTCAAAGTTGTAAGAAATTAATAAATATTAATATTAATTAAAAGATATTAAAACTTATAAAAAATCTAACCCCCGTAAAAGAAAAAGAAAGAATAAGAAAGGAAAAACAGAGAGAGAAAGTAACACAAAGAGAGAGAATAAAAGGAAAGAATATACGGTTAACAGACAAATTAAATAATAGTTATATAATAAAATATAACTATTATTTAATTTAACTAGTACTAAGTATTAAGAAAGAAAAAGAAAATATAGCTTAGGTCCCTAGTACTAAGTTACCTAGGTATCCTAGGTACTATACAAAATTCCACCGAACCTAGGATTTATAACGGAAATCATGCTCTCTCTTTTTTTATTTTCTATTTTTCCCCAATAGAAAATAAAAAAAGAGGCTACATTGGTTTTTATTAAGGATTTACGACCGATAGTAAAAACATTGTAATCCAGTGATTTACATCCCGCACTTGTTAAAAGTTGTTAAAAGTAATATAATTTTATTAATGATCAAATTTTAAGATTTTCCGTTAATTTTTTTAACAATTTTAGATCTGCTTAACACTATTTAACTTAATTTAACATATAACAACATATTTTATATTGTTATAATATTTATTAAATATTTTTAATATAGAATAAGACGCAAGTAAGAAACAAGAGCCAAAAAATGGGCATTTAAAATGATTTTTAAGAAACAAGGTTTAAAAAATGTTCATTCTAACCAATATTACCAATTAGATACATAAGTTTTAACATTGCAGTAAGAAATAACGTCTAAAATTTTGATTAAATTTAATAAAAAATACTTGACTTTTTTGTTGAAATATGCTATCTATTTTTTAGAGGTAAAAATATATGAAAAAATTAAATAAAAATGAAGTTAATTTAATTCACCAGGCTTGTGCATGTATGACAAAACGCAAAAGACAAGCCGATATACTAGAATATCTAATAGTCATGTCAGACAACAATAATAAGGTCAAGATATCTCTAAAAGAAATTTCTAATTTCTTTAAAGGTCAAGGAAATATTGAAACGGTAAGACGGTATTTAAAAGAACTAATTGATAATAAATATATTCGTGTTTATAGAAAAGGAAAAGGGACAAGACCAACCGAATATATTATAAACATAGATTTAATTATGAACAATAATTCAACAATGGCAGGTTAAATAAAAGATATGAAAATAACACTAATTGATCATACGATTTCGCCTGATAAAAAGGTAGCAATGGCTGCTCATTTATGTTACATGAAAGAATCTATTGGGGAAGTATATGAATTAGCTAATAGTAACAAAGAAGTTGAACGTTTAATTAATTATTTGTTAGAACATAAACATCTTTCTCCTTTTGAACACATAACATTTACTTTTCTAATAGAAAATGTTAGCCGGGCCCTATCGCATCAGTTAGTTAGACATAGAATAGCATCATATTCACAACAATCACAACGTCATGTCAGAATAACACCTGACCAATTTAAATTTGTGACCCCCGCATCAATTACTAATAGCCCTCAAGCATTAGAATTATATAATGTATTAATGAACCAAATAATTGATACCTATAATAAACTAACCAATTTAAACATACCTTGTGAAGATGCTAGATTTGTATTGCCAAATGCAACATGTACCAATCTGATAATGACAATGAACGGGAGATCATTGTTTAATTTTTTCGAACAACGAGCTTGTAATACAGCACAATGGGAAATAAGGGAAATGGCTATCGAAATTCTTAAAATTGTTAAAAATATAGCCCCGCTATCATTTAATAAAGCAGGGCCATTATGTATTTCAAATGGTTATTGTGTAAACAAATCTAATTCCAAATTTAAATCATGTAAAACATATAAAATCATCAATTCTTTGTAGGTTCAGCAGCTGACTGTTTTTTACCATACTGATTTTCAGGCTGAACTTCATTATTAACAAGATCCCCAATAGATGACTTGGTTCCAGCGTACTTGTTAGCATACATCTGGGATTCGTCTGGTTTATTGAATAATCCAATTTTTGCTCTTGCTTCGTTATGATCTATCATGTTTTGCATAAATAATTGTGAAATGTGATTTTCTTTTAAAATTGCTTTATTAATATCTATTTCTGAGAATCTGAAATAAACTTTGTTTTCAGAAGTCAAATTATATAATTTAAGACCACCTTCAAGTAACATCTGATCAAATAGTTTTTCCATTAAATTTGAAAATATGTTTTGATAGCGTTTTGTAACATCAAGAGTTATTTTATCTGTTATATCAGCAGTCCCTTTATTTGTTGATGAACCAATTCCCAATGCAACGTCGGATAAATCCAAACCAACAATAACACGTTGCCAGAGATATGACAAATCCTTGGATAGGTTATATACTTCAGTTAATAATTGTTGACCTTGAGTTCTATGATCTGTAATTAAAACAGCATTCTTATCCATTGCTTTGATTTTTGATGATAATGAACGATCTTCATTTGGTCTCATTGGAACCATATCAGATCCTATTTTAAAATGTAATAATGGAAATCCTGCCTGAAATATTACTTCTCTCAATGCTTCCTCGGCATCTCTCAATAATTGTAGATCTTCTATAAACATTGCAGCACTTGGTATTGGATAAATATGACCTGCTGGTTTTACATCACTTGCCATTATAATATTTTCCATTGATATTGGAACTGAATCGGATTCTATTGGATCATTTTGTAGTTTATAAGTTGCAGATGAAAATTTTGATAAATAATTATAAAAGAATGGCAGGGAGTTTTTTCTATTGGGGATATATTTATTTCTTAGTGCTGGGAACATTTTTGCACTTAAATACTTTCCATCTTTACATGAAAACAATGTAACAGGAACGTCTAATCTATCAAAAGCATAAATTGGTTCATATGATTTGCTTCCAATCGTATAAGAATAGCCAGGGGAATAGTCATCATTTCTTTTTAATCCCAACAAAGCATAATCATACATTATAATATCAGACATTATTTCATTATATAAATCCCAGCATTTTTTTTCTGTTATTAATTCATTGTATGCCAGTCGTTTTTCAATATATGCTTTGGTTGATTGATTTTGACTTTCCAGATAATATCCTTCATTAAATGCTTTTTCTAGAAATATTCTTTTTCGTCTGTGTAATAATGTGTCTCCAAAATAATACGCTCGTTCAACACGACACAAATCAACTATTGGGAGCTTATAATCATCTTTATCCTGGCTGTTTTCAAAAAAGGTATTAAAATTTTTATATTTAATTAATGTTTCTTCTGATAAGCCAGTTACAGCTCTTAGTCTATCAATAAACTGTTTGTTTTCAAATTTACTACTTGTAAATTGTGCCATTGCATCGTATCTTTCAACTGATGATTTTGAATTAATATCATCGTGAACTTTATTTAATGATGTTTTAATTTCTTGTAGCATACTGTCAAGTTCATAAATATTTGGTTTTTTCTTTCTTTGCAAAAGCATTATTTTTGTCCTTTAAATTTATTTGGCAATATTTAATAATTCCATAATTTTGTCTCTAATTTCATATTTAGATAACGAAAGATTATTTTGTTCAAGATAATTCCAATCAATACTAGAAACATTATCTTTTTTTATAATTTTATTCATATCAATTGTAGAAACAGTTTCCAATGATTTAATATTATGTAATATCATTGGATTAGATTTTATTGATTCATTTGCAAATTCAGTAAACGCTCCATTTTTATGAATTAATTTATCATAAATATGTCCATATGTCGAATTTGAACCATCTAATAATATTTCTGGCATTGTATTGCCGGCATAAATTGGTTGTAGAATGTTATTAAATTCATATTTACCATAATGATTAACATTATAATCAACATGAATATCATCTATATCTATTTCTGTTGTAATTAAATCAGTTTGTTCAATATCAGTTGCGGTAACAGCATTTTCGTAGATATTATTAGCATAAAATATAGTTTCCTCTTCCTCTGAAATTATATCACTAATTGCGTTGTTTATAATTTGTTCATCACTATAACATAAACCAGCAGTAAATACATAATTTGATAACATTTTTAATAATCTTGACATTTCTATCATAATACTTGCCGAGTATGATTCCGTTGACAAAGTAATCGTTGATTTGAAGTTTTTTAACATTGGTAGTGAAAATGTTTCTGCAATAAAAGAATCAAAATATGTTGGAATTTTCATTGTTACTGCATCAATTAAGTTAATAAAAAACTTAGCTTGATAGCAATCTGTTTCAATGTATTCTTTAATTTCAGGGACATTTAATGAAACAACTCCTATCATTGATAAATAACTATTTATAGTTGAGTGCGTCATCGTTGAAAAGAATGTTGCAAATTCTGATATTATTTGATCTATTAAATCATGTATCATTGTAGTATCAAGAGATAAAGATAATTGTTGTCCTTGCATCATTACGCCTATGCTTTCTAAAATATCTCCAAGAGCTTGAATTAGAGTCAATGCACGTTTTAAATTAGCATTTTCGCTTATTTTATTTGTGTTTATTTCAACTCTACCTTCTTTACTAAGAAATGCTCTAATATTATTTACCATAGATTCATAATCTTTTAAAGTTTCTCCATATTTATCTGGGTTCCCATAAAGAACAACATAATTAACTATTATGGAAGCAATACTCAATAAAATAAAAACTATACAACAAAAAATGTTTTTTATAAATGGATTAATTGCATTATTCATGAGATCAGTTATCCCGGCATCTATATTTACAAGTAATTCCAGAATAACTTGTAATTGTGTTCGTACATTGTTTCGTGTTTCATTATTATTAAACCCGTTTTTGATATTGCCTATTATATTTGAAATAGATGATGCCGAGGTATAAAATGCTGTTTGTAATTCGGCACTGTTTAATTTTTTCCATTCTTTTATTGAGTTTGCAAGATTAGTATAATATGCTGCTTGGTTGGTATTTGCCATTGATATATATTCAAGAATATCTTGTGCTATTAATGATGCAGTATTTGCATATGCTGTATTCCAGTTATAGTCGTTACTACAAACACCATCACTTGTCCCAACTGTTTGTACTGCAACGTTTGCTGCTATTAAATCTGTCAGACATTTAGATAATGAACCACTAGTTGAGATCATTCCATTGTTACCACTGATTCCAGTACCAGTGACAAATGAAATAAATGGTAAACTTATAGTAATGTTTGGATCACAGCTTGGAAATTTTATATTAGCCCCGCAAAATACTTTACTTTGTAAAATACCATTTTCTTTTGATGTGTATTGAATATAGGAATTAACAATTCTAACATACATTAGTTTACAATCATAAATGGTGTATTTATTTATAAATTGATATTCTTGCCCTAATTTATTGATGTCACTACTTGTAATAACTGTATCTTCTTTTCCTACTATAACACTAGATTTTTTATCAGCATTCATTGTAAGAGAAAACCCAGATGTTATTATTTTTAGTGGAACATATTCAATTTCGGACAACAAGTTTGAAACTGTTACATTAAAAAAGAAATTTATTGGCATAATAATATTGTTATTAATCCATTTAGATACTTCACCACCAATATCTACACCTAGAACCTTCCAATCCCATGTAACATTATCCAATTTAAATTTACATCTAAAAAGTTTATTTATTTCACCAATTACTAATGATATCGCTTTTGTTAATAACATATAAACAAGTAATACCAATGGAAAATATAACTTAATCTTTGGAATTGCTTTATTTATTTTATCTTCAATATCAGTTGCCATCTCATCTGGTGTTTTTGTTTTATCTACCATTTTAGGATTGTTATTTAATGCTTTGGTTAGACATTTTAATTGTGAAGTTGTGATTAAAACTGAATTAGTATCATCAGTTTCTTTAACTGATATCAAATTACTTCCAAAAAATATGTTTAATTCTTGAAGAATATTATCTGGAACATTTTCTAAAACAGTATCTCCTATTGCTTCAATGTCAATATTTTGTAATATATTCAATTTGTTTTTCAGATCTTTCATATCATTAGATAATTGAATTAAAACAATAGCTTCGTCTTCATCTAATACCCCAGCATTAATTAGAGAATTAATTGCAGGATAATCATTTTTAATTTTACTATCATTTAATATTTTTATCTTATCGTATTGCTTTAATAATTCATTAAGTTCTTCTAAACTTAATGATTCTAAATCTTTTGTTACCCCGGCTTTTTTTATATAATCAGTTTCATTAATAATATTGATAATATCTTCTTTTGTACTTGTTTGTTTAATTGTTTCAAAATAATTGTTAATATTTGGTCTATAAAATATATTCTTTTTATCTGACACAATAACCCCCGCATCATTCCCCAATAGATGACTGTATATACATGTAAATTATAATCTATTTCTTTTTGATGTTTGTGCTATTTTATTTATTGTGTTTGGTTCTATTCGTGAACGCTGAATTACTTTAATATTATTAAACCAAGATGATGCTATTTCATCATATAATGCATCGCCATCAATATCTGGTGATGTTTCCATCATTGAATTTATAATATTATCAATGATACTATTAACATTTGGTCCATTATTTAAAATAGTCACATTTTTCCCAGCATCAATAGTTGAGAGAATGTTTCCTTTATCTAATATATGTTCGGTTTTTTCTAATAAACCAAATACTGCTAAACAGAATGCATCTAGTGTATGATCTGATTCTTTTGTTTTAAAATTTAATGCCCCGTTATATAGTATACTTCCTATTGAATATGCTTTTAATTGATCACCTAACATAAATTTTTCACTTTCTTCTGGCATTAATATTACACGTTCTTCTGTGAATAATCTAACAGTTTCCATAATCATATATGTTTTTGTCTGTTTATTTACTATTATACCACTTTCTGGATCTCTTGTTTCTAATTGATCATTAAATCCTACCGGTTTTAAAATTTCTTTGATATGTAAAGTAGGGTCTTTTATTCCTCGTAATAAAAGATCTTCTATTTGAGACCCGCCGAATCCTTTATCGACACAAACTATAAGTGGTCTATATTTAACTATTAATTCTATTATTTTATCAATAGCTTTATGTTGAATAAAATTAACTGCCTGTATAATAACTTTTTCTACTTCTACGAAATTTCCATCTATTTTTGACATTACTACGATATGTACACCATTTGAAACACCATTCCAGTCTACGCCTATTGAAAAAATTCCAGTATTTGGAAACCTTTCCATCCATGTATTACTATCATATGGAATTTTTACTCCATTTTTTTCCATATAACCTTTGTTAATTGCAAGATCAACAGCATACGACGGAAATATACTTGATTCAGGCGATATAAACCTAGCCATAACTTCAGCTTGATATACTGATTCAATTGGATATAGAGCTCTGGCTTTTTTTTCTGCATTTTTATCCCAGTTTGGTATTAAAGTAGCCGGAACATAGAATACCTCGGATAAATCCGAATTACACATATCATAAAACATTCCACTACTAATTCCCGGTGTAGACGAATACCACCAGTATGCATCTGGTCTGGATAATGAAACACCACTTAATGCATTATATGCTTCTTGTTCAATATATTGTGCTTCATCAATATATATTATATCACCAGTATGGGATCTTGCACCTATTGGATTTTGATTTACCGCAATGCCTCTAATTACAGTTCCGTTAGTAAAAACGATTTCGTAATATAAATCATTTTTTTTGCTAACTATATATCTTTTCATATCTTCATTAGAAATAAATGTCTTATAAACTTTATCTCCTAAGACATTATTAATGTGAACTTTATTTGGCGCAAAAAATAATAATGTTTTATTTTTATATAGTTTATTCATCCCATGATATGCCATATCAGCAAATAACGTTACAGATTTTCCTGTTTGTCTTCCAAATAATAATACTTTTATATGACTATCTGAATCAAGCGCAATCTTTTGATAATCACGAAGTTTAATTAATTGATCTGGATTATCTGGATCATGAACATTTCTTTCAATAAATACAGATGGTATATAAGTTTCAAGTAACAATTTATACGTGGTTTCACTTATTTCACGACTACTATATAATAATTCTATCTCATCTAATGTCAATTTTTCTTTCATACTGTCTCCGTTAAAATTATATTATAATAAATAAAAAGTGTCATAATACAAAATTTACACACAATATTTTATATGATAATATTGTATTGAAATTAAAATACACATTACAAAGGATGGCAACACATGAATCTACAAGAAACTAAAGTTCAAGAAGTTAAATTGTCCGATTATAATTTTGTAACAGACAGATATACGTTTAACATTAGTATTAATGGAGATGGGTTAAATAATTCATTTATTTATATGTTAGACAAAAAAGAAATTGATGAATTACTTGATACTCCAGATGCTGAATTATCTTTTTACACAATTGCAATTAAACAATTTGTAAAAACAAACAACATTGAAAAGCTAAAAAATCAGCTTTTAACAAAAGAATTCAAATTATTTCCAAATGATGAAATTCAACAAGGTTAACGTTTATTTTATTTAAACAAAACCAAATGAAAACATCAAAATTAAAGGAGCGGCAGGGGAAATACCCCCGCCAACTAAAATTATGTCAAATAAAAAACCAACTAAGAACATTAAAACACTATCTGCTGATTTGCCAAATGCGTCAAAAACAATATCCAAAATATCATCAAAAAAGGCCGAATCGAAGAATTCCCCAATAGATGTGCAACGACCAGATGAACCAGTTACAGATGATGTTTTATTAAATCAAAATGAAGCATTACCAACAACCAATGTTCATCAACAAATTACAGGATTTAGTAAATCTAATAATCTTTTATGTTTAGAAATAAAAGAGATTCTTGACGAAATGCATTTGACTAGTGATGAGAAAACAATGGTAGATTCCTATTTGGCAAAAGTCGAATTGGATCCATATATTATGCATATTATACCTAAATGTGGGGATAAAACATGTTTATTTAAGAATTTAAATTGTCCATTTATTGCTATGAACAAACAACCATTTGGAAAACCATGCCCATTAGCTATGGGATTAGCAATGAACTTGCGTGACCAATGGTTAGAAGCAATATCATCAAGATTGACCCCGCAAGATAATAATAACAAAGATGAATATAATAGTGTAAGATATGATATAGTAATTTATCGTTTGATTGTTTCATTAATTGAAACAGATCTTTATGATATTATGATGGATAATGAAATGTCAACAAACGGACTTGTTGATCCAGAGGCATCGTGTGTTGTATTACGATCTGGAGAAATTACTTATATTCCAGGAGAATCTGCTTCGTCTATTATTCATGAAAAAATTCAATCTAGAAGAGATACAATACTAAGACAATTATTATTGACACCTGAAATATCAGCTAAATATAAACTTATTAATAAAAATGTTGATTCTTCTGATGAAGATATTGATGAGCTAAAAGACCGTGTTAATCAACGAAATAAGCAAATTATAGAAGAGAAAACAAACATGGAAAAAGCTAAAAATAAATATGGAACAGATGGGGAGTATGTTACAATATATGAACGAGTAAATACTAATGATAATTCTATTAAAGATGAAAATTCATCAGAATAAGGTTCGGAGTAATCAATGCCATTTAAGCCAAGTTCGAATCCTTTAATTGCAATATTTAACAATTCATTAATTGATCTTGAAGATCAAATAAGTAAATCTTATAAAATTATTAAATTTCGTAACCTAACTGATAAACTTTATATAATATATGATAATATTAAAACAAAAATTGATAATAATATTGAATTAGCAACAGAAGAATTTAAAGAAAGTTTAACTTATATTGATAAAACAACCGTTAAAGCAAAATTTGTTGATCCAAAATTCAATAATGGAAGTATATTAACATATTATTATCTTCTAGAAGATGCACTTTCAAAGTTTTTTAATGATTCATCTATATTTACAATAGGTCAGAATAACAAACGAGTTGTTAAAGATGTCACGTTTGCCGGAACTATTTATAATATAAATCACCACTTATATAATATTCAATATGCTATAAATAATTTAAAAACTTCAAAAGAATACAATTCAAATCATTGGTATAAGGATTCTGATGTTATTGAAATCGTAGATAATATTGTGTCTCTATTGACAGAACAAGATAATAATGTTGATGCCGTCTATAAAAATACCATTGCTAAAATTCAACAAAATATTAATAAAGTTTATGATAATTTTATAATTGCAAAAGGTAATAAATTGTCAGAGAAAGATCTGGACAATATAACTAGATCTATTCAGAATATTAAATCCCAAATTGCTAATGATATTGTTGGAATGAAAATAGTTAATAACAATATTTTAGCAACAGAAGAAATTATAAATATTCCAAAGATTTTAACATCAAATAATGGTCTTGATATTAATATTAAAAACGAATTTGCTAAGGCAATCCGTGATCTTGATAATCTTTTAGATAATAGAGTATATTCTAATACATATAGTTTAAATGTTGCCAATAATACATTAACTGCACGTATTTCTGAAGTGGTTGATAATGTTAAAAATATATTCATTGACAAATATAATGAGGAATATTTAAATGTCGCCAAGGATCTTCAAAACAAACTAGCACAAGGTTATTTTAAGAAAACCGAAAAACCTGCTATTCAAAACATTTATAACGACCCAGCAGCAATGATAAAAGATATTAAAAATAATAGTGCTAGAGATGTTTTGATTAATAAAATGTCGTCTATAATGAATATAAACAAAATGACGACAACGGAATTTCTAGATGCATTATATGAGAACCTACTAAGAACTAATAAAGGCAAGAAAATTGAATTAACTGCCGAAGAATACGAGAAAATAATAACAGCAATAGAAAATCAAGTAACATCAAGAGTTATTGGTAAAGCAAGTAGAATTGCAAATGAAAACCTAATAGAATTAACACATCAATTAAAAACTAATAAAATTGTGTTGAAAAACTTTGCTAAAGTTGGGGTTGCGCCTGAAAATATTGCTAAAATTATAGTAGATAGTATTATTCAATCACAATCAAGTGAAGTTGAAAAAAGGATTTCAAGTAATAGTGCAGCAAGACATTTAACAAGATATGTAAATAAATATTTCAATTCATTATATATTAAACCTTTAGAAAATAAAATACAAGCAAAAAATGCAAACAATAATAGTGCCCTTTTAAAATTATTTGAACAATCAAGATTTCAAACTAATTTAAAGGGTGGTTATATCCCTTCAGTTGATGCATATAATATAGCCAGACAAAGTGTCTATTCTACGAATAATCGACCACAACCAATTCCTCAAGAAATTATTACATTAAAGAAAATTAACGATGTTCAGAAGACGTCTCAAGATAACAAGGGCGGTGGAGCAATTTTTGATCCAAACAATATTAAGCCCCTGCATAATGAGAGAATTCAATTAACATTAGATAAGATACAAAAGATTGGATTGAGTAAAAATAGACCATTTTTAAGAATTACTGTTAAAGATTCAAATGATGCAAATAATTCATTTGATTTTATAATAAAGAAAACAGCTAATAGTTATATAGTTTATGATACCTATCATGGTTCGCAAGACGGAATGGATTACAGTGATTTGAATAGATTTCTTCAAACATATAATAAAGATAATTTCAATATTAGTGCTTCTAATGTTGGTCCAAATGATTTATCTAAAATTGGAATTGTTTCTGTTGGAAGTGGATTCAGATCAATAAATAACATAATGTATGGAAGAGAGGTTATTGTTGATAGTGAAACATTGACTGAAGATTTGTATATGAGTGATACCAACATTAATAAAGTAATATCAATGACATTCACTCCAGTATTGATGAATTCGGTTCCACAATATGTTGCTAGAAAAAATTATACCGTTAATAAATATAGAAACAAAACAATTACAATTCTCAATACAAAAGCAATAGAAAATGTTAACAGAAGATATTATAAAGATCGCACATTAAATTATAAAAAATATGAAAGATTTATGCTTAATAGAAACGCTAGTACAAGACGCAATTATAATGCCAAATTTGCAGGCGATCCATCAAAAAAGATTCCATATTCAGTGGTTAGTTTATCAGAAGCAACATTATTTAGTGAACCTTATTTACATGAAATGTTTGAAGCTATTAATAATACTTCTAATATTATTCAAAATACTTTAATTAAGTTATCTAGAAATAAGTCAGAATATGAACAATATACTAGAATAATAAAAGGAATGTTGTCTTCAACAAAAGATACTGGTTATGTTAATAATATTACAGGTAATGTTGCTAATGCTTATTTTGGTGTTTCAATTCTAAATGGAAAACAAAAGCAATCATTTAGTATTCCTGTAACTTATAAACAAAAATCTCTTTTCCAAAACCTTTTTAAAACTTTAGTATCACCAAATAAAAACGATCGTATAGACGTAGCTAACAAGTATATTTTACCTAGTAATATGTTAATTAACCCAACAATGAAAAACAAACATACAGATAAAACATCTGCGGCGTTTGCTTTTAAACAAATATATGCTGCTGCACATTCTCCTCCTGATAAAAATCCATTATTTAAATTAAATGAGTTAGATAACGTATGTCGAGAAAATATACTTGATGCATTTAATCAAAAAACAAATTTTACTTATAATACATCATATGTTTCCAAAACAGGATATTCAAGTATTGAATTACCATATAATTTTTCAAAAGCAATAGAATATTTAGTTGAAAAGGCAATACGCAATCAAGGAAAATTAGCCCCGGCAGAAATAGATGCACTTAAAAAAATGACTGATTTACAAAGTGGAATAAATCCATTAGATCAGAATATTGTTCCAAAAGCATATCCAATTAGTAAAAGTACTATTATTTTAAATAAAGCCGGCGACAAATCAATGGAATTTTTAGTATTGACAAGTTTAAAAAGTTTATCAAATCCAAAGACAATTCCAGAAACAGATAGCAGTAAAGATAAATTCGCTGATATTTTACAAAGAGAAACCGTAGCAACAATTAAATCGTTTTATTCTGAAAAAGCAGAACTTGATAAAGCATTGGCAGCCTTGAATAAAATTCAAAATGTCGAAAGCGATGAATATAAAAATGCATATAAAAATGTAGAATTACATAGAGAAAATATAAACAATATTTTAAATAGTATCTTTTTTACAGATGTTGTTAATGGCGAAAAACAAAAAATAGGCCGGGCACCTAAACTAATTCTATCATCATTTGGTCGATTTGATAACGATATCATCGAAAAAGCATTAACAAACCTGGCAGGTTTCGATAAAACTTATAATATTCCATCAAGGGATATTAGATCTGAGATTATGTCAAGTTTACTAAATACTTCATCTGCATTATTTGGCTCAGCATCTAATATGAAAGTGGCATCATATTATCTTTTGCCTTATATGAAAAAAGTCGGCATATCTAATACAAAAATTAAAGAAGCTCAACTTAATTTAAGTGTTGGTAGTAAATATTCCACTGGATATAGTGTTCAAAATCTTTATTCTCTTCTCGATGCATTTGGAATTAAAAATAGCAATAGAGAAACACATTTTGATGTCAGGGATACAATAGACGAAGAGTTAATTAGGGCAGCTGCTAATTCATTTGGTGAACATATTGATGAAATCAGTAATTTTGATTTACATCGTAATATTACAGACCTATATTTAACTGTTCAAAAAACTAGACACGATATATTAAAAAAACCAGGACAATTTAATAGAAATACAGCATTTATTGAATTTAACAAGACAACTAAAGGTACCGCATTTCCGATAATTGCAAGTGCATTAAATGAAGTTTATCAAACACATGAAAAATATAAAACACAGGAACAAGAATTGGAATATATGAGAAAATTTGGGCAAACTGTGTTAGGATCGTTTAATTTAGAACAAAATGTCATTGACGAAATTCTAGAAAAATATCAATTTAGTATAGTTAACAAAACATCCAAAAGTCGATATAAACCTTCAAAATGGTTTCAAATTGAGTTTGATAAGATTCAAAAAGATAAAAAAATACTAAATCAAAAAACATCTATACGTATTTTTGATAGCAGAATTATTGATAAACAATCACCAACAAAAAATATGACATTTGACACATATGTTTCTATTCTAACAAACGTATTATTGAACGATCTTGCTGACGAGGGCGATATATCTGAATCTGAGAGAATTAAATTAGTTAAAAACATCAATAACGAACTAAAGGCATCTCATTTTATAAGCGGATATCGACAACAAATGGCAGATACAAGTATAAATGATATTATTCGTAGTGCATCGCCTACATATGCTAGTACTGTTCCGAGTATCTTGTTTTTAGGTGCCATGAAAATAGGTGAATCATGGTTCAATAAACAAAAACAAAAAGACATTGAAAAAGAAGCAGCATATACTTATAAAAAACAGGAACGTGAAAGAACATATGTTCCTGAAGCCATATCACACAATGTTTCAACATGGACAATTGCTAATAGAATGTTTTTTAGTGATTTTGGTTCTGGTGCTAATGCTCGTTTAAAACGCAATGTTGGTGCATCACAGGCGATTCTTGGTCAGTATGCAACCAGGAAGTTAGTTAACAAAACAGTTGCTGGTATTACAAAATTATCTAAATTGTTTATGGATAATATTGTCAATAATCCTACTAATGCTATTCTTTTTGGAGTTGGCGCAGGTGCAATAATTACAACTGGGTTTATTGCAAAATTGGCGGTAAACCATCCAAGAAAAAGAAGAAATATAAAGAAAGTATCAGCCAATCCTAGAAATAATAATTACTTAGAAACAATGAGACATGATAATATATATACTGTCATTAATAGAAAATTTTATACTGGATATGGATCGGCAATGGAACCAGTTAATGTTCAAGAAGTAGCATCAGTAAAACCAGGAGAAGCAACTCCAAGTTTTAATGCTTCACAAATAAGAACAGATAATATGTTAGTTGCCGCACATGAAGTGTCACAAGCAATTTCTGATAAAGGATATCCGCCATACGAATTAATAGATATTGTTGCATCACAAGAACCTGGAATTATTTCAAAAAATATCACAGAAGTAGAACAAAAAGATATAAACAGAGCTGCCCATATTAATAAACAAATGCCAATTCATATAAATAAAGTTGATAAATCACCAGTTATTTTATCAACATTGACCGACGCAATAAATAGTAATGCTATGCAAGAACATTATATAAATTATCCAAATAAAAGTTATGCAAAAAATGCATTTCCTAGATCATTTAGTTTAATTAAATCTGACATGGTATATAATAGTGCACCAGATGTATATCTCAATCTTCCTCGTTATACATCACATGAAAATGAACGAAATTACTTAACATATAATGCAGTTAGAGATAGTGTTTTAAATCTAACACCGACTAATTCAAATACTAATAGATATATTGATAGAAATGCACTTGAGTATAATACTAAAAACAATGCAATTCAATATGCATATTCTGATGAATATGTTCCTTCATATTTTCAATATCCATCTGTTCCAAATATTCCAATATTTGAACTTAGCAATTATGCTGGTAAACAACAATTTAGATATCAACCAAACTTAAATTGGATTCGTTTTTAAAATCCTTCTGATTGAAATCTTAATTTTGCTTCTTGTCCTATATAAACTCTGGCATTTAAATGTGAATTTTGTATTGCCGTAATGGCTCTTTGTCGTTCTGACATTGCAGCTTCTGAAGACATCGAAAAAGATGGATTATTCGATCCAAAAGTATTACCGTTTCTAAAACCCATTGTCATTTCAGAAAGTATTCCATTAACAAAATTATTTGCTTTTCTTGTATCAGAAATATAATTACTAAATGAACTTGCAACTACACCACCCAAATATAAATTCTTTCCATATGTTAACAATTTAGCGTTTCTTTGTTTGGTAAGAATAGATCTTTCATAATCCATTATGACTTCAAAATTCCCGGCAATATTCTTTCTCAATGGTTCTGCATATTCCGATACAGCTTTCTCATTACTTGATTCCAAAACACTTTTTACTATTTTCTTTACATCACTTTTTCTTGCAATATTTCCACTTTCAAGTGGTGTTTTTTCTATATTAAACCCCGCAATATCAGATATTGTGTTTTTTATTCTTGTCCATAATTTAGTCACAACTTTCTCAGAAGCTGCTTCTGCTGTATTTCCAACAGAGGCTTTTTGTATTCTCTCAAATATATCATCTGTCATTTCATTTAATAGATTTCTATTATATTTTCCTTTCTTAAATGGATTGGCACCATATCTTGTTTCGATAGTTTTATCTGCTAAAGTTCTCAGTTCATATTGATTTCTTCTAAGAATTTCAGCAGTTTCTGGAATTTCTTGCCTTAAAACAGCACTACGATATCCTTTAACAATTTCATTATCTATTGTCAAGTTTTTCTTTGCTATAGTATTCATAGCATTTGTTACTTTATTAGGAATCGATCTTATACCTTTCAATCCACTTTCAATAGCACCTTCAAAACTATTTTCTATTGGTGTTTCACTTACAGTTTGTAAAAATCCACTATATAATCCACCCAAAATAGGTTCAATATTATTAATAGCTCTTACTGCTAATGTTGTCGCCGTTAATCCCCCGGCAAGTTTAAGACTGTCAGCAATTATTTCGGTATTACTCTTATCTCTATATAATAGATCTCTAAAAGCATCCGATTCAATCATATTGTTCATAGCTCTAGCACCAACTGCCATTGCTGCCATTTTATTTAGATATTTAATACGAGGTCCAGACGATGTCCCCCCGCCAAATCTATCATTAACATAATCACGATTTCTAGCTGCAACATTTCTACCATAGGAATTTACTAATTTATTACCGCTTATTTCCGATGGAGCAAATCCTGTTCGTCTTGTAACATCCATAATTTGATAGAATCTTGGAATCATATAAGCCATTGTAGGAAATTTTACAAAAGCATTCTTAGTGATCACACCATTAACTATTGTATTCATGTAATCAATGACATTATTTTCAGAAAGCATCGGATCCAATTCGTTATTAAAATAGTTTCTATAATCATAATAAGACGATGTTAAATAATTCTTTTTAACATATTTGTTTTTCATGATTACTCCTGAGTATATATTATCATTTATTGATAAATTTGTAAAACAAAACACACAAGACATTTAATACCTTTTATTATATAATTAACTGAATTGAAATATAAAATCCCCAATAGATGATTAATGGAGCATTTAACAGATGAGCTATTTGGATAGTTACAATTTGTACAGAGATACGTTGATCAATAGAAATCAAGAATATTCCAAATACGAAAACGAAAGAAAACAGAAATTTACAATTCAGACTATTGGTCGTATTGGTGCTGCTTCATTAATTTTACTTAGTCCAGTAAGAAAAGTTCTTGATTATGGAACAAAAAATCTATATCGCTTTACAATGTCCCGTAATAATCAGTTTGAATATGATTTACGTAAAAATGCTACTAATTTGCACAGTCAAACGGCATCAGAAGCACTAAGAACATCAATTACTTTAAAACCAAGACCAGAAGGCTCATTACATTTTACGTCTGACTATGTTAATAATTTGCACAAAGTTGAGAATAGTTATGTATATAAAGAAATGAAATTAATAAAAAATAAATTAAGGGAAACATCAGATGTTCAAGTATTCTCATCTAAGGATGCAATAAAAAAATATTATGCTGATCCATCACTTTTACTACGATTGTCGGTGCCTTATATTAATGTTATAAAACAAGAGGCTAGAGCTAAAAATATGGAGTTTTTGAAAGATATTCCACAAGAATATCTTAAGTTTGCATTAGAATTTTCAACAGAAGATTTAAAAGCCACAAACAATGCATATCAATATGTTGAAAAAATTCATAGTGAATCTCCGATTGATCTACAATTTCTATCACAATCTAGAGGATCATTTATTTCACAATTAAATACATCGTTTAAAAATGCCGGGGCAACCCCGCCAGAAAATTTGAATAATTTAAACGTCAATTCGGCTGAAACCGTAAACAATCTAACACGAGTTGTAAAAGAACTAAGAAATGTAGAACAACAGGCAAACATTAAATCTTTTGATTTGATCGTTGATAAGATAGGCGAATATCTTAAAACCCACCATTATAGTCAACAAATGGCAAGAAGAGCAATAAGAAAAGAAATAACTAAGTTTTTTCACAATGTATCTTATACTGATAGAAAAATGGTTCGTTCTATAAATACTATCGTTGATCATAATACACAATATATAATAGCTACTTTACTTGCTGGCACAAAGGAAGAAAAAGATAACTTAACTGCTATTACAGATGAATATATTAACTCGACTATTAGATCAATAAAAAAACCGTATCTTAACAGTGTGTTAAGAGAAACAAAACGCTTATACGATACTTTTAGAATTAGTGATAGATCTGTTAAACTTAATGATAATTATATTGCATTAAGAAGAAAATTATTTGATCCAGTTGTTACACATTTGGTTGGCGAAGTTTCTCCATTAAGAACAAACGTATGGAATAAATTAAACGATAATGATTTACTTTCAATTGGTCAATTTGTTTCTACTGTTATTGATTATGATAATGTTTTAACAGAAGCTGGAAAACAGAAACGCATAGTTGTACATACTCCTAATAGTCAATTTCCATTGTTTTATATGGATTTGGATGACTATTTTAATGGAAATGTTAAAACCACAAGGACTAACCAGGAAACATTCGTAAATTCGCTTATAAATAAATTTAAAACATTTTATAGTAATACATTATTCAAAATTGCATCTGAATCTGTAGATGATAATGGAAATATAAGAATAACTAAAAAAGCACAAGATCTAGCATTGCAACAAATAAAATTAATGCGATCACAGAATGGTAATGCAGCATTACAGGTAACAGAAGACGAAATAAACCAATATATTGCGTCTGCAATTGATTTTTTCAGAACCCAAACATTTGAATTTAAATATCTTAATGCTAAAAACGATTTAAATATTCCATTAATGATGACGTCACCAGGAGACATTTTAGCCAATAGGCAGGGAAGATACACATTTAGAGGAGCAGGAAAGGCAAAAGTTAGTAATAAACTCGCAGGTAATAAAGGAGCATTTCAATTTAATGCGGTTCAAGCTGGTATAGAAGATACTCATTTTAGATATCCATCTGAAACACAAATAACATCATTTGGTTCTCTATTGAATGAAAAAATAAATAAATTACTAGCAAATCTTTTGAATATTGCAAACAAAACAGGTCAATATGATGCTAAACAGATAAATAAATTATATGAAGATACATATAATCGTCTCCTAGAATCTTATGGTGTTATGGTTGAAAATCTTATTACAAATATTAATAGTCCAGTCCAGATATTTAAAACATCTGAACAAATTAAAACAAGCTCAAGATTTAATAAATCGCTGGAAAATCAATTAATATTAGTTCAAAGTATAATAAATAAGATAAAACAATATTCCGGGCAGAATGTATTAATAGGAAATGACTATTATAATATGCTTACAAGTATGGAGACGGCATTATTAAATCTTCAACATTTACGAAATACCAAACAATTAACAAACATAGAATCTCTATATGATTCGTTTCAGAAATTCTTATCAATTGGAAATGTTGCTCTTCAGGCAGGAAATAGATCAATAACAAGTTTTACAATATATAAAGGATCACCTGAATATTTTGTTGGTGCAACACCAGGATCAAAGCCCCCAGGAATAAAAACAGCAGCATATTCTGAATCTAATTTTAGAACAAAATCAAGATCATTATTTATAACACCAGCAGAATTAGGACATAGATCACCAGCAATGTTAAGAGGCTTTTCATTATTTTTTCCTAAAATATCATCAAGTGATTCAAGCACGCTGTCAACACAAGCGTATGGAATATCAGAAGGATCCATATTTTTAACTGCTTATGGAAAAAGAGCACTTAAAACAGAAAAACCATTTCACACAATCACTAAATCTATAGAATTGACATATGAACAATATGCAAATTTCTATAGACAATTTGCAATAGGTAATAAAAATATTGGCGAAAGCGAATATAATGAGAAATTACTAAAATTTATTAACAAAGAAATGAATGATTCTAATGGTAATACATTTGATACAATAACTTCAATAAATGAAATCAATGATATTGAAGGAAAAAGGATGATTTTGACTGTTGAAGGTAAAAAGAACTTAGATAAATCAATTAGAATTTCAAAATATTACTACAATCCAGCATATAATGAACAAACAACTAAAATATTTGAGAAAGCCGATCCAGCATTAAAAACTCAAGCATCAATTGCTAATGGTCAATTCAAAGAAGGATATCTTTTAGCTTTCAATAATCTTTCAATATTAGCTCCTACTGAATTTTCTTTACCAATTGCTAAGACAGCAGTTCCATATGTATCAATAATTCAAGATTCTATAAGACAACCTATGCAACTAGCAACTGGATTATTTAATACTTTAATGGAAATAATAAAAGATAAATTAAATTCTGTTAATTCAAGTTCTAAAAAAATAGCTGTTGGTGATTTTAATAGAATGCTTAAAGAAACATACAAATTACTATTTAGAGATATATTTGGCATTAATAAAAAAGATTATAGTGATTTAATAAGTGATATCAATTTTGTTAGTAATAATGGTAAGGAATATTTTCAAATTGCATTAAGAACATCGGACCCAATTATTTTAGAGCAAAAATATCATCTTGGTGACAAATTTAATAATTTTCTCTTAGAACTATATAGAGAAGCAAATAGTAAAAATCAACCAACACCACTGATTGATAAAATAATAAGTTCATCAAATAAAATAATAGAGACAAATTATCCAATGTATAAAAATAGAATTGAAATAACAAAAAGCGATATCATAAGAGATTTATCTAGTGTTCCTGATAATAATGTTAATCAACCAATTATAATGAGTAATTATCCATTAGCAATGGCATATGCTTTTCCAAATGGCCAAATGGCATTTGTTGCAGATTTAGCACCAATAATTACAACAGAAGAAAAATATGCGATATATTCAAATCAAGTAGCCAAAAATTGGTCAACCGTAAAATCAAATCGAACTAAAGGTGCTAAATTAAATCAATATAATTTATTCTTATCTTCTTTCAATATGCCTAATTTCTTTAAATATTCTATTTCACACATGGAAGACAATTTTGTTTTTGCAGATAGACTACAATATAACTATGCAACTTTGTTTGATGAAGGATTAGGTAATAAGATTTCTAAGTTAAAAGTTATAAAAGGATTACCGGTTGAAATAGTAGATGCAACCAAAATAATTCAGAATATTTTTGACAAAACTGCCGAGATACATAACAGAATTGCAGTATCTTCACAAACAGACACAGCTATCAAATATCCTAATGTTGAATCTGCTTCTGAGAATGCTGCCAATGCTAAAGTAATGCGTGAAGCTACAGAATTTACAAATGCATTCATAGAGCGTATTAGATCCAGTATTCAAACAAACGAATTAAATCGCCAACAGATTAGTGAAGGAAATATATTAAGATTAGCAGACGAAGCCATTAATGAACAACAACGAACTGCAACAGCCTTTTTTGAAGCAATTGAACAGGTATATGGATCAGAAAATATTGCAAACAAATTTACAATGTTGGATTTAAATGCCATTCAATCTCCAAAAACTCGTATTACATTAAGTGCTGGAGATAAAAAATTCAGCGGGTATATGCCATTAATACCAGCATATGCTGACAAAGTATTAACTACAGTAAGTAGCGGATATGATACACATCCAAGATTAAATTCACTATATCAAGTTCAAACTCGTATATTATTATTGAAATCTGCTAGGTCTGAATTAACTAACAGAATTAACGAAATCAATCATAAAGTTTCAAAAGGAGAACCAGTTAATATCGATGAAATTAACAATTTAAATACATATAATATAATGGTAGGACAAATAGATAAATCATTACAACAATCCATGCGTGATCTTACATTAGAATATGTGAATGGGTTAAGCGGGAAAGAAGGTGCCCCAGCAATGGCAATGAAAGTTACATCAACTTCATCAATAATTCCAGCATATCAATTTATAGATCCAGCAGGATTTGCCGATGACTTAGAAGATAGTGCAAAAACTAGTTTAAATCAATATTTATATAACGCTTTTAAAATCATTAAGAATGACAAAGAATCATCACTAGAAACCACTAAATTAGTTCATGCATTTAACTATTTGTCTGATAGAACAAATTACTTTAAAAAGAATGAAATATTTTCTAATGGTATAAATCATAGAACTGCTTCATATTTATTAGATGTACTTGATAGAATTACACATCCTTATAATATTAATGGGATTTCAGTCAATAGTTTAGTTGAACAACAATTAATGCGAGAAATGCTTTATAATCCATTAAATAAAGTTTTTATTTCTGAAGGAGCAGTAAGAGGAATAACATCAACAGCACTTGAATCTTATACAAAAGCATTAGGATTGGATATTGAACAAAATACCCCCGCATTAAAAAAATTAGTTGACTTATATGTAGAATATGTTAAACAAAGAGGAGCACTAGGAGTAGTATCAAGAGAACCAGAACATACAACAAAATCACAATTGGCAACTGTATTGACAATAGGAGCCACTAAAAATATGCAAATAGAAAACATTCAACCTTCTAATGCAATAGGAAAAATGATGCACCAGGACTTTGATTCTGATGTTATGAAGGTATTTCTTTCTGAAACTGAAGTATTAAAAACATTACTTGAAGCAAGCGCTGAAAAGAAAATTGATATTTCCAAATTAGATTATAATGAATTTGAAAAAATAATATTGTCAGCAGGGCAAAAAGATACAGTTGTAAAAGGCAACCTAGAAGATGTTATATACAATAACATAAAGAATTTTGCTTTCATTCCAGAATCAAAACAAAACAATACAAAAGCAATATATGCACCAATTCTAGATAAATATATATTAACTACAAAAAATAGAGATCAAGAAATAAGATCTGTTAGTGTAAAAGATTACATAAGAGATTTACTAATAACACATGCAGGCTATGATCCTTCTGATCAAACTCTAGATAAAAAAACAACAGAAATATTAAACTCAACGCTAATGAAACTAGGAGCTGAAACCAATATCATGTCATCACATGTTAATGAGATGAGAATAGCAATTGGAATAATTAATTTAGGCAAAACATCTGAGGAGGTAGAAAATCTACGTACAAAAATATCTAATGATATTTTATTACAGATGGGTGTTACCCCAGAAACTGTAAATTACGACCAAATATTAAAAAACGTAAATAATGTAATCAATGGTACGTTATCAGAAGAAGCATTCCAGGCATACACAAATACTAAAGTTATTCCACCGAAGGTAACTCTTAAACTATTTAATAGATTAGTCACAGCACAAAATTTAATATCTGATAAATTTACAATTGAATCAATAGATGCATTTTACGATGTTATAAATAACACAGCAATAGATTCAAAACATGGATTTTTGAATTTTGCAGATGGTATAATGGGAAAATTAAATGAATTGGGTTCTGTTTTAAATTCTATTAATAGAGAAAAAGTTGATCAAGTAGCAAAAATATTAAAACAAATAAAAGACGGCGATTATAAAATAACACTAATGGATTCAAGATATAATATGACAACTGATTTTCAAAGTAAAGTAATATCTTATATTAATTCAAAACAAGCATCTTCTAGACCAACTGGTTATGGCAAGCCACGTTATAGAATAGGAGAACGTGAAGAATTAACACTACGAGATTTTAATGATTTTTACAAAGCAATAATACAAGAAGGAACCACGAGATTAAAAAATGGTGAAAGTGGAAATATAAATATTGATATTGGTGGTATATCTATAGCATTAAAAGATGCAATAAGAATACAAGCAGGGTTGGAACATATTAAAACTAAAATAGGTCAACCATTTCAGAACATAGAAAATGCTAATGTATTATTAGAATCATTAGATAGTGGTTCTGATAAATTTTTATCATCATTAATGCTAATTGAAAGGCAATTATCTAACGACGAAAGGATAAAAACCGTATCAAGGGCAGAACAAGGAATTAGAGCAGTTTATCCGGAAGAATATTTAAATTATCTATCTAATGAAATAGATAGAATTAAAGATCCAAAAATATTAAATCCAGATCTAACAGTTCCCTGGATAAACAGTGCATTAAATTTCATAAACAATGCAAGAAAAGGTGGGGTTGTAGATTTAATGTCATTGTTTAATAAAGAAAAATCAGAAATGATAAATATGAAAAAAGTATTACCAGTTGCATCTGGTGCCCCCGCAATATTAACTGGTGCATTTTTAGCATCTTCTGTTCTATCTTTAATTAATGGTGGTTCTATATCTCCAATCAAATCCATTGATAACACATCAAATCTGGATTATTTTGATTATGGATTACATCAAGAAAAGAATTCTTTACATAAATACAAAACTAGAATACAATTAGTAAAACCAGAGAATACTTTTAAATTAGCAAAACATAAAGAATATTCAGATCAAGCAGATCTGGCTTTTATTGGTAACCAAACAAAATATTACGGAAATAAATTAAATAAACAGGCCCCCGCATCTATATTTAATACATAACACAGATACAGGAAGTATAGACAACGGACATCTATTGGGGATGTTAAAATGATCTCCTCTTGTTATCTTTTAATGATCACAATTTGTTACCTTTAATAAAAAAAGAGATTTCCCCAATAGATGACTTTTTGGCTGTGCGGGGGTCAAAAAAATGAGGACATATGGCTAAAACATTCTATCTATCACATACATCTTTAGATCAATTAATGGCATGTAATGGTAAATTTTATTCTAAATATGCGGGGGAAGATTACTCGTTTTCATCAATTTTAACAGAACCTTCTTCATATGATAGAAGTAAAGAAGATGATAATGGTCTTAGTGATAGTGAGTTATCATCAAATAGTTCAGCAATAAACGATGGTTTATGTCTACATCTTGTAAATGATATATTTATAAAATTTTATAACTTAATATATAATAGATTAAGCGTGGCTGAAAATCAAAACGAGAAACTTGATCTATTTTTGAACGAGTATGCCGGGCCGTATAAAAATAAATATTCACAATTGGTAGAAGCAATAGGTATTAATAAATCTGAAACTGACAAATATTTAACTTATAAACCATTCTTTTTAATTTTACTTTATTTAATATTCGCACCACGGGAAAACTATTGTAATTACCAACAGTTTCATGAAATCATGGATATTTTGATTCCACTAACCGATTTAGAAACCGACAATCCGAAACCAGAAGTGATTAGAACTCTGTTTAATGATGGTGAAACCCTGTTGAAATCCGGTATTGATGTATTTAATTTATATTACATATCAATGTCAGATGTTTTTAATTCATTGTTTCAATATAATATTGATATTGATAATCATATAATAAACGGGGAAGAATTTGATGAAAGTTTATTTATTGCAAGATCAGAATTACATATTAAATCATTGCCACTAAATATAACAAGTAATTATAGTGCAGTGTTTTATGGAATAGTAGATATTTATCTTAAATATGAAACAAATGTTTATATATTGGATTTAAAATCTGGATCAACATCTAATATCGCTATCTATCCTGATGATTATTCTGCTGATAATCAGTTAATGTTATATCAATATATAATGATTAAAGCATGTAGTGAAACATTGAGTCAATATCCATTTATAACAGAATTTGATGAATATTATTCATTGTATGTTTTTTCTAAGATTAGAAAATATTCAGAATTGGCACATTTAATTAGAAATGATACAGAAAATATTTTACGAACAAATATTATTTCAGCATTAAAAACTAATCTTTTAGTTTTTTTTGTTGGTGATAAAGTATTAACTAAGGAACAATTACTTCTTGAACCAGATACATATACAAGAATGAATGGTCATTATTTGTCACATAGTAATTGTGTATTTCTTGCAGATTGTGATATTGTAAAAGACGAGAAATATAACAATGAAATGGTAGAAGTCATTACCAAGCCATTAGAGAATAAAATTAAACAGAAAGGGCAAGAAATAGCCGATGTTTCTTCAATATATAAAGTTCATAATAGAATAGGCATTATTGATTTATCATATTATGATTGTGATATAACAACATATGCAGGAAAAAGAGAACCAGTTATCACAAATAAGGATCAAATAGTTTCTTTGGATCAGAATGGACAAATAATATACGAGATAAAAGGAGAACTTGACGAAGCAACGTTTATATTATCATTTGTTAATAGTCTTCATATGTTAGAAGTAGTGCGTTTTATTAAGGCACAGCAAATAATATCAAATGTTATTCCTTTTTATAATTCATTTTTAGCAAAGTTATTTTTGCCATATGATGTGTGTGGCTCTTATTATAATAAGATTTTAGGTGCAAGTGTTGTTTCATCCAATCTGAATAATTTAACTCTAACTTTTAACGAACCAGCAAAATATAAGATTGAATCGAAAAATTCTGGTATGAAATATGATTATGTTGATTCTTTATATGGATTAGTTCCAGTGTATTGTAACATTATTAATATGAAATTATCATCTGTCCAAGAACAAACCAATAACTATGTTATTGAATTACTTCTCGGCAAAGTAAGTATTGAAATAATGCAGATGTACGATAATAAATATGTTGCTGATGAATTTACTTTGAAAAACTCAATTGAAGGATTTATGGATAACGAACAATATAAAAATCCATTTTTAGAAATATATTCAAATATGATACAATCAAATGTACAAGAACTAGATGTAATTTGTCACTTTTAATAAAGGATAAAAAAATGGCAACAGAAAATTCTAATAATACTTTTATACAAACTCCATATGAATACTTAGTTAATGTGCCTCAATTTGATATTCCGGCTTCTTTTTATTCTTTACCATTTTACAATAGTGCAAGCGATGAAAAAACTAAAATATTTTCATATATGGATACTGTTTTATATAATTTTTTGTCCTATTTAATAACAATATATCCTTTTAATGAAAAACCTGGAAATAGTAACAAAACAATAGAAAAAGTACTTAATTATGTAAATAATTTAATGTTTATAGATAATCATGAAGATACTGTTCCTGCTATTTTTGATATTAATAATGCATATAACACAATAATTAATAATAATGCTGATGAAATGAATATGTTTCAGATAGAACAAATTACCAATGTTGCACAGAGTATTTTATCTCTCAATTCAATTGATATCTTGCGGCATTTTTTCTTTACTTCAATGTTATATCTTAAAAACAATGGTAAACTATCCTCAAGTGGTAGAATTGATCCAATATCATTTTACGTATTAAAGTCACCACAAACATTTGAAAATGGTATTAGTTTTGATCTTTATAGAATTGAATTTTATTTTAACTATTTTACTTTGGAGTATGCTATTCCTGACCAAGATCAAAATAATCAACCTAGTTATTTATTTAAAAACAATAGCGTTAATTTTAAATGGGCGAAGGACACATCTATTATTAGACAAATAACAATTAAAAAATATCCAGAAATAAAAATCGAATCAAAAACGGAACAGTATTCAAAGGACACTAGTAAAGATTATTATTTAGTTAGTTTTAAAAACGAATTTAAATATAATAATGCGAATTATACAAGGATTAGAATTCAACAAGGAGGAACAAAATTAAAAAATCATTATTTAACATATGCAACTCCATTGTTGACTATTGATTGTGTAAATGATTTCTATGGAACTTATTTTTCAGATCAAAAGAATAATAAATTTAATTTTTTATATTATATTAGAATTTTGTTTTTCATTGATTCAGTTGCTTTTAGTGAATCACCGATATTTAATTCAGATAAAACGGTAATGAAGCCGTCTGCAGCAAGTAGTTCAGTCAGAATGTTTGTTGAAACTAATCAAAAACCAGGAGAAACTCAAATAGAAGAACTAATCAACTATATTAAAGTGATAAACAAGGTAAACCATTTATATAATTATGTTATACCTGATAAACCAAAAACAATAGTTGATATTACATCAAATCAATGGTTATTTTATGAAGCCATAATTCAATTTCCTAATAATTATTCTAAATCAACAAATTTGAGTGCATCAAATAGCAGCCAAGTATTAATAGTGTATGCATTTAAATACATAAATTTTTTATCATTTTCAGAATTAATGCGAACTATATATGAATATAAAACAGCAATAGCGAGCATTGATGCAATGCAAGTTAATCAAAAAAGATCAACTAAATTATTTATTAATGTATTATTTACAACAAATGATTATTGGTTGACTGGTGTATCAGATAAAGTTGCAGATACTGATAAAATTGTAATAGATGATAGTTATAATTTATTGAGAAAATTAGAAAACGAAACTCAGCGAAAGTATTACGAATATGAATCATTAGGAAAAAATGCAACAGTAACCATAAGTCACTTAGACTATAATCCGTCATCTAAAATTAGTTATAAGGGAGTTGATTTCCAAAGCATACCTTTGGAGTTAGATCCTTCAAATTATTTAATTAATATTTATTCAGAAACTAATAAAAAAAGTTATAGAGCTATAATACTGCCTAAAAACCCATTATTTTATGTAAACGAAAAAGGGCATAATATATATGAATTATATGAAATTTTTCAAGTTGATAAAAATATTAACTTTAATGAAAATACTATACATTTCTATGTTCCAGAAAATAGTTTATTTGGAAATATTAATTTTACATATTCTATTAACATAGACAAAGAGCATAAAAGATTAATGATTGTTTTATTATCTAATATTGATGCCGGGTTTGTAAAAGCTCTTTATGAAGCATATAACGCCACTGATGTCAATGGTCAAAACGAATTAAAAAACAAATTCAATTTGTTATTGAAAATCCTAAAAAGGATCAAATAATGGATATTAATTTAACATTCCATGATATAGAAACATTTGAAATATCTTTCAATGATTGTATAATTGCACTCTATGACATTTATATTAATAAGGAAAACAAATCTGAACTTAATTTTACTTATCATGTGTACGAGTCATTACCATATATAGCATTAACGGCTTTGGTTTTAGGATATAATAAAGATGACATTAATGGTATATTTAATGACAATGATATAAATAATGAAACATATCCTCTTTTATATAGAAAGATATATAATGATCCATTTATAGATAGTGAATCAAAAGAAAAACTAAAGAGTTTATTTGAACTTTTTCTTGGGATATGTAATATATATAATTCACATAGAAACTTAGTACCTATTGAAAGTATTTATTATAAAGAATCCCAAGAAATTTCTTATATGAAAGATAATGAGGTTTTAGAAACATTAAATGATTTTATATTTAAATTATATAAACCAAACGTTATAATTAATCAACTCGCTGTTATTAATGAATTTTTATTAGATTTACCCCAACCAATTATGATAAATAAAAATTTAAACTACAACGCAAGAACTCCTGATCAAACACTATTATGGATTTTGTTTTTTATGCTAAAAATTGAACAGTTTATTAATGATACTAATTTAGAAAATTTAGATAATGATACAGAAAGTCAAAAATATATCTATAGTTTCATCGATGCAACTAAAAATGCAATAAACACACAAATAAGGTTAAATGTCATTTCAGATGCAAAACTATTTATTAATAAATATAATTCACTAAGCGAAGATTTATATAAAATATTATTCCAATTTAATTATATTCTAAATATTCATAAATCATTATTATCTTCTATTGCTAAGTTAGCCAATTTCAACTCAATTAATACATTATCGGATCTAATTTTAGCTATAAAAGTCATAAAAAACAACAAAGAGTCTCCAATTAATTTATTTATGCCAGCTTTTGGTGGCTTAATACCTTCATCAAATTTAGGATTTACTTTATTTCTTAATAAAATTTCAACTAAAACAGACTATACTTTTTTGGATTTTAGGCTTTCAAATCTTAAAAATAAAGTTAACGAAACTTTTTATTATAATAAAGAACCATATGTACTCCCAGCAACTTTTTTAGCTGACATTGAAAATAAATTTACATTATCAACGTTAAATGGGAATGATTTAAATAATAACAATAAATATTTATTAAATAGCTTTTTGACCAATTATATATTTAAATTTATAACAACATATAATATATCGGAAACATTTACATTCAATAATAAAATAATAGATTTAATATCTATTGAAGTAAATAAATTAATAACATCATCCGAAGTAAAAAAAATAAAATTGGATTTTTATTATAATACATCGGACTCAAAAGTATCCTGTTCTACTAGCGATATCTATGTTAATATGACATTTTTAACATCGGACAAATCCATATCATTCAATGATTTGATTTACAATGTGATTTCAAAATACAAAGTAATTTCAAAAACATATATAGATAATGAACTTAATAAATATACCCCAATCAATTGTGCCGATTCAACTGGTATCATAATGCCAGCAACATTTCTTAATTCAAAAATTCCACCTACGATAACACAATCAGATGTATATATATTGGAAGCATTTATAGGCTCGGCAATATATTCATATGCTAATAAAATAACGAACATCTTAGCATTTCAAACTAAAGAAAAAACTAAAGTTCCAGTATTAGGTATTTCCGTTCCATATGAACAACGTACTAATAAAGCCAAAAAATTAATTGACTTAACATTAAAACATAACGAAAATATAAGTAATATTAGTTTTTTGCCATCTGTATCTAAAATAGAATTCATTGAAGCAAATGTCGGATCTATTCCAATTAAAATGGAAGGAATGACAGATTACATTTACCAAAACCTGGGGACCCCCGCACAAGGTATAAAAATATATTTCCATATAGCTAATGATAATGATATAATAGACGTATTAACTCTATTTTCACAACTTTCCCCAATAGATAACAAATATTCGTATACCGCAGAGCTTTCATCAACCCTATTGACCCAGATCCAAGGAACCCAAACAGTTACATTAGATACTTTGTATAACACCGCAAGTCAAACATCTAAAAAAACAAATTATACAATACTTTCAGATCTTTCAGATGCATATAGAAAAGATACTGCCGATCTTCGAAATATTAATCTAACAATATCCAATCCAATCATAAATTCAGTTGGTATATATAGTGGTACTGTTTCCCAAATGCAAATACAGGCGATTGAAGGGACTTCTGCATGTGAATTAATCATATCTATTTTACCAACCAAATATGATTATGCAAGTGGTAGTATAGTAAAAGAATCGAAATCATATGATGTAGATGATCATATAGCAATGTTATATGCTTCATCATTGTTTTCAACTGAATATCCTGATGCCAATATTGCTAAATGGTATATGAAATATATTAATGCTACCGATTTGAAATATATTAATTTAGCAACCCAATTTTCAGACAATATGATAGGTGAGCTTTTGGTTCTGTTTTCAATATGTGAATTTTTTATGGATATATCCAATTCAATTATGGTAGGTGCAACGATAAACGCATTTGATGAAGTCGCACAATTAGATGATAACAAATATCAAAGTCAATTAGCAACATTAACAGGGAATGTTTTTAATATTGTCGGAAATGTTATTCAGGATGCAATAGCATCTATAAGTGCAACTGGATCAGCTTCGATGATAGGATCTGTTGGTAAATGTGTATTAATTCAAGCAATTGGTTCATTATTCAATGTGGCAGCATCTATAGTTCAATCTAATACCTTAAATGTAGTCAAAGGGGATGAAAATATTAATTATCTAGCCATTCCTCTTGATACTATAATTTTAACTGGTTTACCACGAGTAATTCATAAACTTTATCATACAATGGTTGCTAAATTTGGTATTGAAAATAATAAGTTAGTTATTCCAACTCAAGAAGAAAGAGTGGCTATTTTTTTCAATTTACTTAATAATGAATATAGCGTTGTATTAAGAACATTGTTTTCATTAGGATTCTCTGTTGAAAATGTAGTAGCAAACAAAGCACTTATTAATAATATTTCATTAGGTGGTAGTGAGAGTGAAAGATATACCTGGATGATTGATTTGGTTAATATTGTTGAACAAAATAATGTATTTACCCAATATGCATTAACAAACATGCCAATAGATGATAAAGTTAAATATGTCTTATCAAAACTAAAATATGCTAACCATGTAAATTTGGGTGATAATTCTACACCTCCTTTAAAATTATGTATTTATCCTCCTGTTACCATAGCTTCTTATGATAATCATGAAAAATTGATAGAACAAATATCTAAATATTTTTCAAAGGATAATTCAGACAATATAAAAGAGTTCATTAAAACCAATAGGGCATTTAAGTATGTATCAGCATATCTGACATCATATAAAGATAGTAATTCTACAAGTCGTGGATTAAATAATATTTATGTTGCAGCAAGAACATTGTTGTATAATGTCGAACATATTTCCAAATTAGCTAATATTTTTGTGGCAGCATTGGAACTTGATAGTATTTTATATGATGATATATTAGTTTTTTCATATATATTTAATAATAAAGCTGATATATTTACATCAAAAGACAGTCATAAAGATATAAAAGAAGCCATTATTAATCAAATGGTTTCTGATGATAATGATTATATTAATAGAATGCAAATAATGATAGGCGGCGATAAAATTCATGATATGATAAAAGGAATCAATGATTATAATAATAATAATTTTAATGTTAATTCAACGATAACAATTGATGGAAGAAAATTAAGAATAGACGAATATATATTTAATCATACATCCAATAATATAAATATTGGATTTTTTACAGAAGTTTCAACCGCAATATTTCGAACTTTTGGTCCAAATACCAAACTCGGGAAAAAGGATATTAATAATTTTTTTGGAACAATTTCAACAAAAAATATTGCTTTATTTTATATTGATAGACTATTGAATACTGATTTTTATAATATTGCATTTGGAAATGGTGGTTCTAAACCTGAACAATTTCTTTCTATTGCATATACAATGGTAAGTTTAGCAGGATTATCTTTGGTAATTCTTGGAATAATATCCGGTGCTACAATGGGTATAGGTTTGGTAATAGTAATGCTATTATCATACCAGGCTATACGAATAATGAAAAGAACTATCTCCTCATTGAGTATGGTGGCACAATCACTTGAAGAAGCAATGAACAATACATCAAGACTGACGTTTTCTTTAATATTATATTCGCAATTAAAATATAATACTGGGCTAATTTATTATCTTATTTTTTCCAATAATGTGCTTGATTATAACACACCGGAATCGTTGAAAATTACATTAAAGTTACAAGCAATAAATAATTATATGCAACAAAAATTAATAGCTTCTATTTTTTCTGTGCAAATGAAAATGCTACCATGTAGCGTATCTCCAATTTTTTATGGACATGTATCTAACAAAAATAAATTCGCTATATTTAATTCTACTGTTTTATTTACAAATGAATTTGCATTAAAAAATAAACAAATAAGAACAATGATGAAAGCCATAATGCTTTCAAATATGGAACTAAAATCAGAATCAAAACAAACAATAATAAACAATTATTTTGGTTCTATTTCACAACAGTTATATAAATTCTTAGAAAACCTTATTACATTTAAAAATTCATTGTTAGATTATTTACAAGACAAAACAAATATTCCAGAGATAAACAATCTATATAACGAATTCTTTAAATGGCAGCCAAATTTCGACAGCATAACTAATACAAATGTAAACTTGGATAATATTAGCGATGGTATAAATTTGATTAAAAGTGTTGATAGTGTATTAGACAACTGTTCGAAAACAAAAGAAAACGAATATGACGACAAATTAGCAGACGTATTTAAGAAATATTATAATGTTGCAGCAGACATTGAAGCCATAGAAACCATTATGGCGGATGCATCAGACGAAAAACTTTCTAATTACGATAATTCAGACAATTATATCGCAGTCAATAAATTTATTGATAGCAACATTGTTCAAATAAAAGATAGTATGTATTCCAATTCTGGTATATATGGAACATCATCATATGCTAAAATGGCTGGATTTATGGATGATTTTTCATTTGATAAAGTTGACTATATGGGATTCAACCCAGCAGTCGATAGTGTATATTACAAGATATATCTTATTAAAGAAACAAAAAATGAATATCTACTTTATGATGGAATTTATTCATATAATTCAGTTATAAGTATGGATATTGTAAAACATGATAGAGATCCTATTCGCACAATGAAACTTGTTCTTAATAATCCATTTAAAACTCTAAATAATGCCAATACTACAAAGATAACACAGTCTGGTAATGTTAAAGTAATTAGTAATGATTCATATGCTTCAATTTATTTACAACCTGGAGCAACAATAAAGGTCCTAATTAGTAGAAATTTAATAGCTCCAAATTATAATACTGAATTTGTTGGAGAGATTGTTGAAATTCAAGGCAATAATCCATTAACCATTATTGCTCAAAGTTCTGCTGGTGCTATGTTGGATACAAAATATCATGTTGATGATGTTTATAAATATAAAATAAGGGATGATGTTTTTATAACAGAAAATGTTATTTATAATTTATTATGTAAAATATTGTATGAAATCGACAAATATGGTAAATTATCTGAATACAATTATTTAGATATTGGTGGTATTTATGTTGATTCGTCAGCAGTTCAATTCATGCAAACGAATGCTACAAAAAAAACTATCAGTGAAAAAATATCAGATTCTATAAAAGAACTTATATTAAATATAAATCCAGTTATAAACGAGGCAGATAAAACATATGATATAGTTTCGAAGAAATCAAATATATTAGAAAATATCAAAGTACAATCTGAATATAGTATGAATACATGGAAAAAGTTTTCAAATCTATTTAGAAAGATATTTAAAACATCAAAGGTTCCTAGTTATTTTCTTTCCTACAATACAACACCATATGAAGATATCAAAAAAATAGTTATGAGAACTCAAAACAATACCATAGCTGTAAGACCATATGATGAAAGAGAAACGATATATATTGGCCCGTTGAATGGATATTATAAGTATACCAATAAGTATGATGTATTAAATTACAAAGTAACAAGAGCGGTATCAATGCTAGATGCATACGCTATAAGTGGAGCTAGATTAAAAACTGGTGAAATAGATATAGGAAAGTCTGATGATAATATATTTGATATATTTGCTTCAGAAACTAATAAAGTCAACAATAATAAAAGTGCGATGGTTAATTATATTTTTACAATTGTTAATAATTTAGATTCATTGCCAATTGATATAAAGAAAGAAGCACTATATATTATATGCGACTTTTTTGATTCATTTATGAACATTATAGCAAATAATACGATACATATGAACTCTGCAACAGGAAATAAAACCATAGAAATGAATCTTTTTTCTGATTTAGCCAAAATATTTCAAAATCCTGACACAAGTATTCGTAACAATTATATTAATTTGTATGTAACATGCACTTTAATATTTGGTTTACCTGAAAATATTGAAACATTATTAATAAATTTTAATGATGCCAATAAAAAATATTTTGAAATTCTACCTAAAGCAGCTGCAACTTACTATTATTTATGGATTACAAATAATAACGGCGTGACATATGATGCTTCATTAACTAATATTGTAAATGTTTTACTTGGTAAAAATAGCGATAATGACATGCCAATAAATACAACATTTAATTTTTCAATCGACGATATCTTGATATTATTTGCTCTAAATTTATTGGATTTTAAAAGTAGAGCATCAGTTGTATTTCCAACAAAAGAAAAAGCAGATAACAATTATTTTCTCAATAAAGATAACCGAAAAGAATACGATGAAGTAATTAGTATGTTAGCTAGTAATTATACATCATTGTATGAGCATATTAAATCATTGGATCTAAAACTTATTAATGGTATTGGAACTTTAATAACAAATATAAAAGATAATAATAATGGAATATATGTTAATAGTAGTGGAATTTATGCTAATATTAATTCTTCAAACCGCATTAATAAATCAGCAGCATTATATACAAGCACATTATTATATGAATATGTTGATGTTATAATGAATGAATTATATTCAATGTTCTTAAAGGCATCTCCATCGCATAGACCAATTAGACAATGTCATATATTAATGTCAAAGCTAAATATAATAGCTAATAATATACAACTAGCTAGAGGTCCTAATAAAATATCATTGGTTTATGATGGTAATTACGATTCAAATAAAGTTAAGTTAAATAATATAGGCAATGCTCCGAATCAAACAAAAATATTAGATCTTCCATTTAGTAAATCGTTGCCAGAACAATTATTATTAACAAACACAATAAATGCCGGGCCAGTAGAAGGTGTTATTTTTCCAGCATTAAAAGGACAAAAATACACTTATCAAGTAGAGCCAAAATTGGTAGCTCTGGCATATGGTAAAGAAACCATTGAAGATTATTATAGTGGTAACATAATAGTTCTTGGTAAGAATTATGAACCTGGTGATATTTGTTATTTATATGACGAAATGAACGATCTTTATGGCTATTTTAAAATAAAAGACGTTACAACATCATATTCAATAGATGCTGGATATATTTCCACTTTAACTCCTGCTGTTATAGTAATGGAAAAAAATCAGGATGTAAACAATAAAGTGATGACTTTTGCAGCCGATCTAGATAAAGCAATATCTGTCACAGGAACATTTTTATTAGTATCAAATATATATGCAATGGCATACTCATTGTTACATAATTTTAGCCCAGCATCTTTCAATAAAACAAAACCATCAGTAATGACAAAAATAGCTGGATCAATGGATGCGCTTGGAGTAACCAGTAATATATTTGAAACAAGTGTAAAATTCATTAAAACTGGGGTTCAAGTATTATTTAACGTATTTATTCGATCCCCCGCAAAATTACCAGAATTTACAGCCAATTTAATCAATATATATAAAATGACATACAATACAAATATGAATCTAAGATATACGTCCTATAAATTTTTAGATGATCAAACATTGGCAACAAAAACATATGCTAAAAACTATACAAATAAGGTTCTTTCATCACTAGCAACAAATTCAAAAAAAACAATTGATGAAAAGATTATCAATGATATTTCTGAAGCAGTAATGAACAAGTTCACTGAAAAAACATTAAAGACATTCTATTCTACCGTTAATAAACATATTCAAAACAACGATTACCAATCTATTGACGATATATTTGGTGCATATAAAGATCAAAAAACTCTTAATAACGTGATAGATTCCATTATTGATGAGGTAGCAATGAATAATCTGGATTTTATAAATATCTTTGATAATCCTGCACAAACTTTAAATTCTGCACTAAATAAAACAGGTAAAAATACATCTAGTTTATTTACAGAATTCAATAAAACAGCTGGCAACAACGGTGGAGCAGATGCTATAAATACTTCTAAAGAATCAATTTCACAATTTTATACTAATGTCGAAATGGCCGCCAATGAAGCTGATGCCAACACAACAATTTTCAAAAAAGAAATGGATATTTTATTTGGCGATGTCAATAAACCATTATCAAATACTGTATTTAAAATGGTAAATGATGGAAACACACGCATGTTAGAAAGTACAGTTGAATTTCTCGTTAATAAAGCAATAAAAGGAGTTGGAATAATTTCCGGCGCATATATAATAAAAGAAACAATAAACCAGGCATTTGTTGGTATTGCAACACAATTAAATAAAAATGATCTTTCAAGTCCATATATAATCAACGGCTTATTTTATAAAAATATGCCTTTTATGGCTAATTTAGATGGAATGATAGCAGACGAATTTATTACAGAACAAGAAAAATTTATAGCATCTTTAAAAGACGAAATGTTTACTTTCATATATAATCTAAATAAAGATATTAATAATACAATAACAGCAACAAATGAAGAAATTGAAGAATTAACACAATAGAGAAAACAAATGGCAGAAAAATCAACAAAACTAATTGGAACATTAATTACAGGAAATAACGTTCCCCAATGGATAACTAATATTTTTCCAAACAAAGAAACACTAGGAATATATGAAGATGAGACCACATATACAACATATGTTGATTTACAAATTACTATTCCTTATTTATTTGATGATTATGACAAAACCGCACCTAAAACAATATATAGATATTGTATACCAATTTATAAAAATGAAAATATTATTCATTATGATTACAATACAATATCAACATACGAGGTTTCGATATCATATAACGGATTGGATTCATTTATATATAATGATAACTGCATGTTTGAATTTGTAACGGCCACACCTATATTACAAACAAAGTCATTCAACTATATTAGAAATAATGCGGGGATAGCTGGTGAAACAGATGAGTCCCCCGCAATTTATTTTATTAATGGTGAAGATTCTCCTATTATAGGACTATCAAAATCTAATATTGTACTCCAAGGGTCAAATGGTGGCATTAATATAAATGATAGTGAAGTTAAAGTAACAACAAGTAAATTAACAGCTAATAGCATTAACAAACAAACAGCATATATGTTACCTGGAAAAGAAGATGTTGTAAATCAAAGTTTAAATATTTCAAATATCGTTGTTCCATGGGTTGGATTAACTCCAGATTTCATTAAAATAATTACAAATGTAAATAACGTAATGCAAATGATATCAATAGTTGGGGGATTAATAAATTTTGTTGATGTTCTATATAATACCTCAAAAACCGCCACATCCACAATAAAAAAATCTATTAATATCAAAACAACAATCTCAGACGATACAAATGACGAAACTTCAAATCAGTCAACTTCGAGTAGTGTGAATAATGATAACTCGGCAAAAATAGCAACAGTAAAAAGATATTCAAAGACAATATTAAATAAATATATATCCAAATTAAATGCAAACGAATAATATCATATAGGAGTAATAGTCATAAGAAACATTGAAGATATTAAATATACTTTAAGCGAAAAGTACAGTTCTACTTCTGATTCAAAGGATAAATATATATTAAATATTGAAACTCTGGATTCATTGATAGACGAATTATCAGATATTGAAATTAATACGCTATATTACATGATTGAATCATATAACGATAATCCAACAATTGATAATATAAATTTATATTATGATAAAATAATGGAATTAAAAACTAAATATCAAATATCAGACATATTATCTAAGATTGCCCTGGCAAATAGTGCCCCGCAATTAACTTCACATAATGAACGGGAATTAGAAAAAATAAAAAATAATAATCTAAAGATAGAGAATGATGCAAAAACCAAAGCAGAGACAATCAAAACATCAAATAATAAAATAGCATCAACTCTAGACGATTTAAATAGTTCAATTGACAAAGAAACAATGGCTAACAGAAAATCACAAGAAGTATTAAAAGCAGTTAAAGAAACTAAAAATAAAACAACAGAATCAGCAACAAAAATTGCCAAAATTAAATGACCCCAATAGATATCATGGACGAAAGGGCATTGGGACAGAGTCATCTATTGGGGATTTTCATTATTGCTGTAACAGAAATATTATAAGCGGGGAACATATTAATGAAGCTGTTTAACAGAAATTCGGATGGTGATTTAACATTAATAAGTGAAAAAACATTATTTGGAAATGATTATAATACCCTTCAACAGAGATTATGGGAAATTTTTGTGGGGATTAATTTTCAATTATATTTTGTATTGGCGGGGGATGTTAAGGCCGAATTGTTTGGAAAAATTGCAGCAATAGAAGAAATATACACTAAATATACATATGAAGAAATAAATAATATTATAACGATAGAAACTAATCAAGATTATAGTACAGGTATATATTATATATCCATTAAATTGAATTTATATCGAGATGATATAATTATGGATATGAATATTTCAGCTCCCGGGGGAATTATTCCACCCCTAACAACAAATCTAGAATATCCTGTAACTAACACAATAGATTTACAATCTGAAATTGTTATTACTGAAAATAAAAGCCTATTGGTGTTTAATTACAATGTTCCACCTCCTGTTTATATTATAAAACAATCTCTATTAGATAATTATCATGCTGATACATATGATGAGTTTTCAGACGTTCCTATTGATATTAAAAATTATATAACAAACAATTATATTAGTATTGTTATTACGCAAGTATCAAAATATATTAATGTTGTGGATGTTTTAAGTAAAAATAATTATGTTATGAGTGATAATATTACATATTTTTTGGGTTCATTAACAATACTTGATAAAAACCAAAACATTATAAATCCAAATAGATATACATATAACAATAATATTGTTGATTTTCACGAGTTATCATATAGTTCATATTTCCCACTAACATTACAAATTCCATATTATAATGTTTATGCTGTAGGTTTAAAATCAGCCACAATAAAACAAGAAAATAAACCATATAAACTTGATAATTGTATTTCATCAATTGTTACATTGAATAGAGAGCTTGAACCAGATAAATACATTGTTTTACATTCTAGAAAGATTTCTGTATAATTTTAATGGAGTATATAATATGAATAATAATGATATTCGAGATTATGTTTATTTAACCTTTACAGGTAATAAATATTCAGATCTAGAAGCTAATAGAGACTATGATAGCATTGTTAGTCTGTTAAGTGACATTTATTCAAACGATGCAATAATTAGTTCTATAATTAATGATCGTTCAATAGATAGTGCTTCTTCCAATGGTTTAGATGTTATAGGTAAAAAATTTGGTGTAAATAGAACCAAATTTAATCGACATACCTCATTATCCGACGATAATGTTATAGTTGGAATATCAAATACAATCGATAAAGCTACGCTATTTAAAGATATAACTAAACCAATTATAATTCCAAAAGAAGCAATAATAAACATTTCGGATATTTACTCAAATACATATAGACCATTAACAAACGTTATTATAAGTAATACAACATTCTCTGGGGCTATTTATTTGGTAATGAACAATGAATATAATTATCCAGTATATCCAGCATCAATAACATCCATTGAAATAAATCCTCTTTTAATATCCAATATTAATTTAAATGTATATAATAGTAATATATTTACTATAAATAATACATATGTCCTTTCAATTCAAACAAATGAGATGAATGATACTGAATATAGATATGTTTTAAATACTAAGATTCAATCGTTATTAATTAAAAACAACGATTTTATTATTGGTGAGCTTAATAGAATTGCTAATGTTGTAGATGTTCATAAATTCGAAAATCTTTATGGGTTAGGATCAACAACATATTATATTGAAACAACCAATAAGTCATATGATGATATTATTAAACCAATTGCAAATGCTATTTTAGAGAATTATTCAACTGGAAATTGTAATATTTGTTTTCCAACCTATTTAGAATTAACAATTTATACAACTGATACAGACAACGAAGCAATAAAATCTACCATTGAAAACACACCAATGGGGGAACGGGTAGATCTCAGTAAATGGCATATAACTAATATTTTAATTAACAACATCCAAGCAATAGATAATACTTATCTCATTCCTATGTGGAATGAAAAATATGTAGTGTCGGAGATCATTAATGTCTAGAATATTAAACATTTATAATCCAATATCAAGACGTTATTTATCATATATCGCACCATCATGGTGCAGATTAAATAATCGGTTTATAACAGAAACAGAAATATTCATTAATACTATTCTTAATATTAATGACTCGGCAAAAGAAGAATTAAATCAAATATTCAATGAAGATAATATATTTAAGACAAATCCTAATATTCCATATATGGCATATATAACACCATATGCTAATATAGAAGATGAAACTTCGCTTTTAACAGCAACAAAAGTAGCAAATGAAGCAGAATTCCTTCGTGGAATACCATCATCATTAAATGTATATAAAGAATACAGCCCGGCAAAGGCATTTATTAAAAATATAGACGTAGATACAACAACAAATACCCCCCGACTTTATGCAATATATAATAACTCAATAACGGAATATAACTATGATAATATATCAACAACAAAGACTTCCCCAATAGATGTCATTGGGACAGAAACAATTAATAAATCATACGAGTATAATATCACTATCACAGATGAACTTTTGCATGATGAAATATACTTACTTCCTGATTATATAGTAACATTTTTAACATATCCAACTATTGGAAAAATATACAAATCTACAACAGATGGATATGATAGTAGATTTGACATTAATAATGATGGAATATTCTGGTATGATGATCTTGATGAAATAATTTCATATATTGGAATTGATAACACTGCACCAGATTGGGATGAATACTATAAAGCATTTGATATCTTTAATAAAGGCATATTAACCGAAGAAATTATTGATTATTTTCGGGGACTTCTTGGTTCTACTTTTAAAGTTTCAAATGTATTAGTCGTTCCAACTGGAACTAAAAACGTAACCATTAGTTTTAGATATATGACAACAGAAAAATGTATTAAAAAATCAACAGCAAATCTTTATTATTATTCAAATGATTTTCAAGATATTGTGAACTATGAACGACTTGGAATAAAATTTGCATTACTTAATGGAATACTTTATTATTCATCTATAGATACTGATGAATATATAATTGCTCCATTACCACTTGGAACAAAAGGATGTCAATGTATTAAAATCTTTAACGACTATTTATTTTTACTAAGGAATAGTGTAATTGAAGCATATAACTTATTAAATAAGTCATTTCCATCAATGCCAGATTATTCAATTAATGTTAATACAAATATATCTTCATTTGCAATTGATAATGATGGGTCTTTTATATTATGTGATGGGTCTACATTATATTTTACAAGATATCTTTTTAATAGATATTATATGACAGATATAGACGGAGTTAATTGTTGTGTTTCGTCATTTGAAATTAATCAGTATAGTTCTCCAGTAAGATTGTGGAATATATTTACTATTGCAGCCTATAATTCAGGTATTTATTACGATTATCCATTTGAAGATAATTTTCAATTGCGATCAAGATTAAATACAATATATAACTTAGAACGTAATGATTCTATTAGATTTATAGAATCTATTATTATGATTGATTGCGGGGTTGAAAACGTTGTTTCAATGCCAGACAATATGATATTTACATTTCCATTTGTTCCATCTTCAAATTATGCAATAACAGCAAAAACTGATACTGGTTTTAATATTAGTTCTGATAATATTATTATTAATTCAAACACAGTTATTGTTAAAACTGATGATTTAACTGATGTTGAATTTAGTACTATTTCTTTTATTTGTGTAGATTCAGAAACATTAAATCGTGCTGAAGTTTCCTTTTCATTTCCATATGAATTCTCAAAACAATATATTCGTTTTGATCATGATATCGAAAGATTAAATATAACCGAGAATGATATTTATACATGGAAAGATGCTAATTTTAATAGTATGTTATTAAAAGCAGATATAATGGAATCTGGGACCGGGGTATATGAACCACATTGGTCATCTTCTTCATATTTTACAAAAACAGATGATATTATTAGTGGAAGAATATATGGTGGATTGGAACTGGTATCTATTCGCAATATCCAAATGGAAGATATAATAATAGATAATAACATTCTTGATTTTGACGAAAATAACGAATTACATCAATCGTTATTGTCATTATCTGGTAGTAAATATTTTAACTGGATTCCAAAAATATCGGATGGAATATTTATAGGAAGAAATGATAATGAGACATATCTATATGCTTATTTTAATAGATATAAAGCTGTAAAAATAACAACAGATAATATGACATTATCAGATGATGGGGAATATTTTAAATATCTATTAGACCCTCATTATGATGATAAATATATTATTATTATTTCATTAACAGATATCCCAACAGAAAATTTGTTTAAAGTAGATTCAAGAAATTATATATACGATCCAATTGAGAACGTCATATTGATTCCAAAAATACATGTAAATAAGTTTGTTATATATAATAGTTCCATTAATTCCAAAAGTAACTTTGTAACATTAAACATCCATCCATTTTATAATAATTTAACAAACTATTTTTTGGCATTTTCAACAAATGAAACAGAAGAAACCGGTGGACAGGTCGGTGGACTTTTACAAATTGAAACACAATATGATTATACTAACGGTGCAACAATTGCGATTATACTATTGGTTCGTGATAACAAAAATCAACCAGTTTCAAATATACCGGTAGAAATTTCAATGAATAGAATATACCAGGATTCAACAAATAGAACAATAAATGTCGATTACAATGAGTCAAAAATTACAATGGGTGGATTTGATAGAATAACATTTACTCATGATAATGTTGGTGAAATATATGAAACAACTGATAATAATGATTATAGATATAAAATATATGACAATACAAATACTACCAATTATTTAAATCCGGTAATGAGTAGAACAACAGTTATGTCTAAAAATCTTTTTATGAATTCAATAATTAAAAAGGCACGAAAGCATGGAACATATAGATTATTTACATTAAATAGAGGCGGACTTAAATACGAACGAAATAGTTTAATAACATTTAAGTTTAATGCTATTACAGATTCAATGGGTAAGATATATTTTGAATACATTCCACCAACATTTAATTTATTGGAAAATTATGTTGTTATTAAAGCAACAAACCTTAGTAATGATACTCACGTATATAAAACAATTAAATTACTTCCATATGAACAAAGCACAGATTATTATAGAAATCTAGTAGTATACCCTTCAAAAAATAATATATGTGAAAACGAGACTAGAATAATCACACTATCATCAGAAATTAACACATTTACAATACATGTTCCATATAACATAAATAACTTAAATAGTTTATTTTTAATATCAACAGAAGATTATTACAATATATATATTAACAAAGCATATGATACTATTATAGATAAAGCAATTTCATATTCTATAACAAATATTTCATTTCATCAAATTACAGGAAATATTGCTAATAGTTATTATTCCATAACATTAAGAACAAATGAAACACTATCAGCTGGATCATATATAATAATTTACGATAAAATAGCATATTTTAATGCTATGGAAAATTCAAGTAATTTTATTGTTTAAAGGATAATATAATGTACATTAACGAGACATTTCAAAAAACTTTATGGTATAAACCATATTGTAATCCAATAGATGATAATATTTATTCACCTGAAAATAACAAACCAGAATTTGAATTTATCTATGTTATACAAGACATTCCTTATTATAACAATCCTGATAATGGTTTTGATTTATGGAATAATGATTTTATTACCAAATATACCATATCTAGAACATTTATATTTCACGATATACATATTACAGATTCTGACATTTTTCCTTTTACAATTTATCACATTAATCCAAATACCAGGGCAGTTACTAAATTAAGCGATAGCGATTATACATTTGGTTCTACAAACAATATTGTTACAATAAATGAATCTTTTTTTATTAACCACTCAAATGGACTTATTTATGCTTCATATATTCCAGTAGAATGGGATGTCAATTTTACAGAATATAAGAATTTACATCCTACTGTTTCTTTGAATAAAAAAGCCCCCGCATTACATGCAAATTATATTATAAGAATAAGAACGGCTTTAAATGATATTATCACATTTATAAATAACGAGGCTAGTTCAAATATTGAATTATTTTCATGGACAGGCGGATATAATAATACATTAATATCAACTTCCCCGCAAATTTTAAATTCATATAGTCTATTTTCTTTGGTAATAATAAATGAATTAATCAATGCTATTAATACAATAAAAAATAATCCAGCATATTTACAAACAATAATTGACCCGGCATCAATAACAAAATATCAAACTATTACACCGATAATATCATATGAAGATACAGCAGATAAAATATTTGAAATTCAGACACTAATTAACAATATTGAAACAGAAATATTATCACAATTTCCCCAATAGATGACTAAGGAAACATGAATGAATTATAAACTAACAACTTTGGATACAATAAATCAATACGATTTACCAATTGCTTATGTTAATAGCCAGACATTGACTTTTAAAGATATGTTTGTTATTGATAATTATGAATATTTAGTCGAAGAAAACGTTTCTTTTGTCCTTAGTAAGACAAATTATATAAACGCATATGAGCGAGATAGTAATTATTTTCTTAATATTACTAATATTCCAAATACAATATTAATAACAAATAAATTCTTTTTTGATGCAAATAACCAGAATTATATTCCATTGTTTTATAAATACAAATCAACAATAAATAATTATTTAATTAATAAATCTCTTTTATCAGCAATGGAACAAACATTTGATATAACATTCAACCCTAATAATTCTTTTATTGCTTCTAGAATTATGCATACATCAATAAGTACATTACCGATTACTGATTATCCTAATGTGCCAACTGCAAATAGAAAAATAAAAATATACGATATAACATCAGAAACTCCGGTATTAGTAAATAAAGATTATTATACTATTGATTACTCAACATTTACTGTATATTTTACTTATAAATATTTTAGTGATCTTACTCCTGGCTCAAATAACGTAAGACAATTCAAAGTTGCATATTTATTAGCCCAAAATCCAATAATATATGAAATTACAAACAATAGATATGTTTTACCTGAACTGATCATCAAAGAAGAACAAGATAATAGTTTTTTAGTTGATATAATGTTATATACTAATTCAAAATATTCTATGAACATGGCTTATAACGGATTTTCTTTTATAGAAAGAATAATCCCAGAAAAAGTTTACAGAAGAATAGAAAATGATATTTCCTTAGTGGAACAATCTTATAAATTTGTTAGTCCAAGTCAATATAACAATTATCAAACATCGATATTAATTGGAGATAGTTGTCCATTTTCAAGGTATGTTGTTGTTAACGAGTTAGATACATCAACTATTTTAAATATTCAAACAGATGATACACAAATAATTACAAATGACCATTTTTATATTAATACAACATATGGAATGATTTATAGATCGAAAGAAGCAAATCCATTATTGCCAGATACTCCTGGTTTGACATATGAAATTAAAAATCCAACCATAAATAATGGCGATATTTATGAAGCATATACTGGACTGGCTATTAATCTTGGTAATAAAACAATAAAACTTACTCATGATGATATTATTTATACATATAATAATATTAATAAAACATTTAGTGGTATAACTGTTACTAGAAATAACTTAATTCTAGAAATTGTAGATTACGACGATGAATCACATTTGGTAACACTCAACGAAGAAATATATGATAGTGATATAATAACAGTCTCATATGTTTATAGAAAGAAAACAATAATTCATAAATCGTTTTGTCTTAACCCAACACCATATCACGCATATCATAACTATGGAATAATAAATAAAATTATTGTTGTAGGAATAGTAGCAAAAGAAGCATTAATACCAATTGCTCCAATGTCAGTATTTCCGTTTTACTTAGATAGATATATAAACAATATTGAATTGTATTATACATATGATACTATAAAAACAATACTAGAAGATCCAAATATTGTGCTGGGAACTCCAAATGATATTGGTATATCTATTCCAGAGTTAAAACGTTATTTAGTAGACGATTATTTGGTTTATAATGAAACAGATGGATATCAACATAAAGTTCCAATAATGATTCTTGGTATAATTACATTATTAAATACAATGGATGTTAATTGTGTTACCGTATATAATATAAATAGGCAAGGATATATAAAAAATAATAATTCAGATATAAGCGAACTACAATCAAGGTTTGATAGTGCATATTATAATTCTTATCCGATTAATATAAACAATATTTTTAATGTCAATGTCTTTAATAAAATGCTTGACATTTTGTCAAGAAAGATGTTTAATAAACCATACGATGAATTAGATGACCACAACCAATTTGTAGTAAAAAAACACATCTCTGATAGAATTTCATACAGAATGTTTCATGATAAAAGATGCATTATCAATTATATTAATGATTGAGGAATATAAATGAATAATTCAATAATAGAAATAACAAATGCGATTTTAACAGAAAAGATAAAAAACCGAATAACAACAAAAGATAAAACAACTATTAATGAAGCTATTAATAATATATTAACCAAGCTAATATATGGCGAGTCTACAATGTTAAATGCGCCATTTAAAGATAACCTCAATAAAAATCAATATAATAACTTCGTTAAATATATGGAAGATGACATTGATATTTTATATGCTATTGGAAAGGAATTGGATAATAGAATAGCTAATATAGAAACAACAATATCAAATCTCATCGCATCATTAACAAATTATTCTATTCTTACTAACGAATTGATAAAATTGGTAAACGTTTCATCAACCATAGATAAAATAAATATATTTGATACTACTAAAAATGAAATTATAAATGCAAATAAAATAAGTATCAATAACAATATGTATGTTGCATATAATGATGTAGTTAGATCCTTTTCATTTTTAACACAAGAAACAAGTAATATAGACATAATATGTTTCAATACAAATATAATACCAGTTTATTCTTCTGATTCAATGTTAGCATATCAAAATAATATATTAAAACCATTCTATAAAACATATTACATTGAAAGTATCGAAAATACTAATTCGTTCGGCATAACAATAACAGATGACGTTAAAAACAAATTTATTATCGGTATAATGATTAAATTTAATGGGTTTGTCACATTAAATGAAATACAATTACGATTATTTACTAATAATAGACTGTCTTTTTATAAATTGGTCTACACTAATAAATATACTACAGATATTGACGTTCTTAAAAATTTAAAATCATGGAATGAAATAACCAATATAAAATCGAATGCTATTTATAATGATATGTATCAGGTATTTCATACTAATACGTTTACCTGTAGGACGTTAATCCTATTTTTTACATTAAATAATCCAATAAAGGATCATCTTATTCAGGTTTCTAATGATACAACATCATATAACATTGTTACTGATTTATATAAAAAGGTTATGACTAAACTAACAACCAATGAAACACGAAATTTATTGGAATCAATATCTCCTGCTGATAAAATAATAGAAAAATCAATAGAAGATACAAATGAATATATATTTGGTATCTCTTATATTGCCGCAAACTATAACATCTATCTTGAAAATAGTTACTATCTTTCTGAAACATATACATATTCTGTTACCCCAGCATATAGTACAATATCAATAAATGGATATATAAATACTTTAGATGATAGTTCATCAAGAAAATTAGAAGAATATTTACAATCTGAGCCAGAGTATAAAGATGAAGCCAAGTTATATCTTAAAGATAAAGAATATGTTAATTCCTTCATATATAGTGAAGTTATTTATGGAAATGATAAATCATCTTATATTTTTCCAGCATATAACAAAAATAGATTAATTCCAGTATTTAGTCAATTTACACTATCACCAATAGATAGTTCGGTAACTCTTGTATTACCATTTAAAATTGATACCAACACAATAGATGAAACAGTATTCATAAATGGAAATAGACTTGATACTGCTGGTAACTATTTTAGAACAAATATGATAAATGGATACAGATTATATGAACCTGATATTGATAATTTTCACATTGGTATTGGCGATGACACCAACTCATTAATTCTCTCAGGAAATAACCAAATTATTCTATACGCTAAACCATTAAATGATATGAGTATAATAAGATATTCTGATGAAAACAACATATTCATTAAAAGCGATTACAACAAATTAACTATTCCTGAATTATATATTATGGGGCTAAGCACAGATGAAACCCCAGTATATATTATAAAAAGATTATCACCTGATCAATACAATATTATAGATAATACTAGTTTTTTTATATTAAAATCAACATCAGAAGATCCATTAGATGGATTTAAAAAAACCGAAGATCCCTTTATATGGGAAGATATAAATCAGCCAAATCAAGATGTTGGTTATATGTTTTCAACCGATGATTGGATATCCTATTATTATTCAAATGAATCGCTATACAAATCTAAAACATTCACTCAATTAACATATAGTAAAAACGACACAATTCAATTTACACTTAATGATATTTATGTTTACAATACAGTAACAATATATATAAATAATGAAAAATATATAGGTTCTATAATATATCCAGAGGAAGCAGCATGTTATGAACCAACTCCATTAGATACCACACCAGAATTAAAACAAGTATCAATAATTGCCCCGCACGATATAACATCAACAGATATAATAACTATATTATATACTCCATTAAAATTCAACAATAATGATAAACCAATTTATAGTGGAACAGTTACTTCTAATATAACAGAACCTGGATATCAAATTGATATAACACTACCAGAACCAACAGACACTGTAACATTAACAAATATTCCATATATTTATGATAAAATTCAAAAAAACAAAACAGAATGGTCGCTTGCTAATGGTGTATATATTAATAGATTATTTCCCGAAATAATTTACACCCCCGCAATCATTTCTTATAATGGACAAACAATACAATATGTTGAATCAACTGAAGATTTTTTTGACTATAGTTCAAAAATGGTCTATACTATATCTGATCATGCAATTGTATTTAATATGAAAATATCAGGTATTATCAATGTTACATACTATAAATATGATAATCATAATGCTGTTAGATTAAGTCTACTAAACAAAAGTGGGTTTATTAATAATACCAATACTGTATATAATTATAAGCTCTCAACTAACATCATCCAGTAAATTATAATTCCCCAATAGATGTCATGGTTGAAAGGACATTGGGACAGAGTCATCAATTGGGGATTTTAAAAAGGAACTATATGAATTTGATACAAAAAGACAAAGCTCCTAATGTTGAATATTTTGATAACTTTTACAATGAATATATTCAGAAGATAAAGAATATCTATGATAACTATTCACAGTCACTTGATGGGTGTGATTTACTTGATGATTTAATTAAAGAGATGCTTTCCGATTTTACTACTAGTATTGATAAAATTAACAATACAATGGACAAAATCTCATACATATCAAATAATCAACAAACTGCCAGGGCAATACTTACAGAATCGTATAAGTATTTATCTTGCCGAAGTAAAGATGATATTTATTATTCGTCGTTGGATATTTTTGATAATATGGGAATCACTGTTAAGCATTCTAATATTAAGCAATACGATTATGATATCGAGGATATTATATCTAATTATCCCAGAATGCAAATAAACACAACTGATATTATTGGAAAATCTGATTCTGATATAATAGTTGCGGGGGTCTATTTTGGTAATTTCTATGGTCAAGTTAAATCGTTTGAAATTGGTGAAAAAGGATACGATAAAACATTATTATTAGATAATGATGAAATAATGGACATTGAATATGTTACTGAAAATGTTCTTAGTGATTCACTAGAGATTTCACTTGTTATAAAACCATTAACTACCCTTAATAAAATAGATGTATTATATTTATCATTATTATCACTTGAGAATTGTTTTATAAATGTTAAAAATATTCAATATAAGTTTAACAATGACTCGGTTATTAATCAATTAGACTATATTCAAGATTTAACAGTTTATCCATCGGCTAATTCAAAATATACAGATATATACATTCCTTTACATTTAAATAACGTAGAGATCATAATTGTTAATCTTAAACAATCGTTATGTTTAACTACATTGGTAAAACGAATATATTGCGGAAGTAGATTATTGAATATGCTAGAAACATTGGTTGTAGATAAGACATATTCTTATAATGTATATTCTGATGAACAATGGACACCAGACCAATTGAATGTATCAATTGGAGATATTGTGGATAATAGTTCAATATCAAATATTTATGTACCAATGAATAGATATTATATTGGCATACGAAATATAAAATTGCTCGGTGCTGATACAATAAAGAGCGGGGAATTAATATTTAATCCAATTAATATTGATACAAATGTAGTCGCAATTGAAATTAATGTTGATGATAATAGTGATTTATTTAAATATTATATTTCTTTTGATAACAATAACATATGGTATCAGATAGTCCCGGCAAATAAGTTCAA